AATACACCCCCTAAATTAGCTACCATATTTAGTGTTGGGATGTCCTCATAGTCAATATATTTTACTATATCTTTTACTAATGTATTATTTCTGATAGATGAGATTAGATTTATATCTTCTCTATTAATATTAAACTTATTGTTTACTCCTGAAAAGTTTTGATCTAACCGAATTCCTCTAGCTATAAAATTTATATTTTCTGTCGTAGAATCTAAAATATTATTAGAAGTTATATTAAGATTTATATCACATGCATTACACTCACCCTGCATATATATTGTATAGTACTTTGAATTTTTATCACTATAATCTTTTTTATAAGAACCAATTCCAGATCTCAACGTAGTAAAGTTAATATTATTATGATTTGCTCCTGGATTTAGTACAAAAGATCGCTGATATATAAAATCGAACACTACATTATTGACAGTATTGCCTCTATAGTATATTAATATACCATCATACTTACACGAATCAATTCTACAATTAGTCAATATATTTAAAGCATTTAGAGAAGCAAAGTAATTACAATAAAACACCTTGATATTGTTTACTACGTTATCTTGGGTTAATCTCATACATTTATTACATTTGTAAAAAGAACAGTTTGTTATATTAGCATAAGCTCCTTCTAAGTAATAAGCGTAATCGCTTATTTTCATAAATTTAACTAAATTTATGTTACCGCCTCTAACCCCTCTTATATACGTGTTATTGTAACTTACTGTCCAAATTTCTTCTACTGTATGTTCTCCATCTATTAGATCTCTATTATCTTTTAACTCCTAAACAGAATTAGAGTGAATAGTTATTCTTTCTATACCAGACGAATAAGAATCAGCAAAGTTAATACAATACTTGGGTTCCTCAGAAGTTCCAGAAGAGATAGAAAAATCAAATACTGTTCCTCTTAACGATTCATCATTAACTGTCATAATATCAGCATAAGTACATTCTCCTATCAAAGTTGTTCCGCTCTGATATAATTTAATACCACTAGTAAATTTATATATTCCTCTAGGAAAAAAATATACAGTGTTTGCTTTATTACATAGATTGTCTAATTTACTCCAACCATAATCTGTATCATCTGGATATATTCCTAAAGTTCTAACATCTACAAAATCTTTTAAAATAGTATCCTTAGCTATTTTACAATTCTTATTGAATTTTGGATTGATTAAATCTGTTGTATTAGATATATCTACTATTCCATTGTCAAAACTGCCACCATCAAATTTTAGTATAGAATTAGAAGGAGTAACGATTGTCTAACCGTTTAAATCATAGTCATACTGAATAACATATATAATATTAGCTTTATTGATCATAGCCTAAGTAAGAACATTCTTATCACCTACTATATTCTTTCTTAGATACACTCTACCTAAACCACTGAAAGACTATTTATCATAAGTTTTATTTGCTAACTATAGAGTACCATTTTGTTCAGTTATATCTTCTTCATCAGCTGGAACAGCTTCATGCTATTCTACCTATTTACCAGTAGTAGGATCTGACTGATTATTAGAATTAAACTTATAATGTTTATTAGTTTCTTTACAATAAGATATATGACCATCGTCTAAACTATTTTCAGAATAGTTCTTCATATCATATAATGTATCAAAACTATCTCTATCAAAGTTAGGCTTTTTTCCTCTATAGTTAAAATTATCAGCTACCTGTATCATATAAAATATATTTTATAATTATCTACTGTGGATGCGTCTTTCAGTATATATACATTATATAATATACCATCTATAGTTATAGCATTCCTCTAAAATGACTCTTTTATCTCAAATTGATTTTGATCCTTTATACTGTTTATATCTCCAAATTCATTAGGATAACAATATAATATCTTTTGATAATCAGTACTAAAGCTTTCAACAAATTCTTTTGAGTCTTGTAGTACATAATCTAACTGTTTTATATTGTTCTCATCAATAACAAAATTATCTGATACTACACCAAAATAACATTTTTTATTATCTCCGTGATATTCTGGAATATCATATTGTACTTCGTGTCCTAATAACTTTTCTATCATATATAACATCTTTTTAACGTCTTCTAATTTTGTTTCATATTTAGAAGATTCCTATACTAAATCATATATGTAATTAGCACAGGTTAGATTAAGAATTTGGCAATCATCATAATCAATATTATACTTTACCTATTCTTTCAATCTGCATCCATTTTTATATTCTTCTTTTATCATAGCGCACACATACCGTTACAACATTTACACACTTTGTTAGGAGATAGGCACTTACTACAATTATGATAATCTATCATACCTAACATTCTACTAAGATCTATGTAATGTTCAATAGCGTCTTTAGTAAGATTGTGCTCTAAAGCATACTACAATAACTATGATCTAAAATCACACATCATTATTATATGCTTCTAATGTTTATCTAAACATGTATTACAATATGTAGTAAGTAGATTTACTTTAGCTAAATATAATTCATTCTGATCTATTGCTATAGCTTCATCTCTATTACCCTCTGATGTAAGAACGCTTACTATAAAAGAAGTTTCATTATACTCAGTAATATCAACAATAACAGTATTATCCTAAGTAACAAAGTCAGATATTACATAAGTATGTTTCTCATCTTCATCAGAATACATATTCTTTTGATTTATTATTGAATCTAGATAAATCTTATGTACATTAGCCTTAGCATCTAAAGTTATAGTTATAGTATCGTTATTTAATGTTGCATTAATTATTTTCATATCTACAAAAAATTAAAAAGGCGAAGCCGAGGATAAACCTCAACCTCGCCTGGTTTTTTTAAATAAAGAAACCGTATTATGCTGCACTATTAACACCTGTAATAAATGCTTTGAGATTCTTAACAAACTGAGAAGCACTCAAGTTAGCAGATTCTTCAACATACAATTCAGTAGTTAACGGCGTAGTTTTAATGTATTGATTGTCAGGTGACAAGTACAAGTTGTCATTCTCAATAGTAATGTAATCGTAGGATGCGCCTTCAGTAACATTACGTTTAGGTTCAATGATAGGATATGCATCTGTGAATACATGACCCTTATAACCCAACATACGTACTTCCATATCACGTACTTGTTTCCAGTAACCTTTACCAGGTTTACCAGCAGTCTTAGTAATAGTTGCACCAGGGACTGCTTCAGGAACATTAGACAACAATGCACCAGGAATAGTAACATACAGAGAAGCTTCCATAGAAACTACAGAATACTCATTCAAAGAGTAAACTCCTTCATTATCATCTTTAGGAAGAGCTGTAAGTGTCAATTTATGACTTGCAAATGTAGCATTTACTCTACGATTTGTATGTTTGTTAATCTTCTTCAACAATGCGTTACCCAAATCATCAGCAGTTTCAGTTGTAGCAATTGCTTCATAGGTATGAGTGAATTGTCCCGGAGCTTCATACATGTCTTTGTAAACAATACGCAAAACATATCTGTGACCGATAACAACAGTAGCACTAGTTAAATCAATTTCGATTTTCTCTTGAACTGGTGCAACATAATCACCAATTACGTAAGAAGGTTTAGAAGCTTTCTGAATTGCGTTAGAATACTCTACAGAACGTTTAGTAGCACTAGTACCATTAGGTAAAGCGATAGTCATATTATCACCAACTACACCAATATATACTGTAGATGCTTTTACTGCACTAGCTTCATCTTTAATCAAGCTCTTATTCTCATCGAACAGAGCTACAGCACCCTTAGTAAGACTATCTACTGTAGTATAAGGTGCTGGACATGTTTTACCGATAAGTACGGTATCAACTCGTGTAATCATAGTTTATATAAAAATAATTAATTGTTAGACTTAGCGCCAGTCTAGTTTGTCCTTCTACTTTCCTTATTTCAGATTTCCAGGTCAGACAAACGCATTAATTTATTTGTTATTCCATTGAAGCAATTTCGTTGGAATAAGCATTATAGTGCTACATTGGTTTAGTAGCAAGATAAATCTAGATTGCCATTTTCACAATTTCCATATGTGTATGTTCTGGCAAATCTGTATATTCTGTATTAGTAATATTACTTGAATTAATTTCAGATGGTTTAGCTAAGTATGTAATCTCATATTCACTTACTTTATATTTACCGTCTGTGTATAATATTACATTATTATCTTGAATTAACTTTAAAGGTCTAGCTTGACAATATTTTAATTTGTGTTCAGATAGTGAATTACTTAATTGTCTATCTAATGTTTCAATTGTAGATTCTAACGTATCTGTATACTTAACTATATATGCACCTAAATCGTCTTTTTCCCAGCATTCGTTAGGATATTCATCACTCGGCTGTATACCAGCTGTATCTCCAAGTAATAATACATAATCATCTGGTAATTCAACAGAATATGAATTTTTAGTTCCTTTGGATATCTAAGTATTTGAATAGTTTCTTTTACGAATTAAAGTACGCAAATCATCTATACGTTTTTCTGTCTATTCAAATCCTTGAGCTTTAAAGTTAATACCTGAGTATCTTGTTTTATAAAATTTATCAATTGCCTCATTAATGAATGATATAATAGTGTCTGAGGATAGCTTATCCTTAATAACTAAGTTAGGATCCATTAACTATAGCCTACGTTCAAACTCGATTTGAAATCCACGGTCTGTCATAATCATTCATCTATTTGGTTCAACTGTGATTTAGTCTATATTCTCTTAGACTCAATGTCTTCTAATGCTAGTTCTACAGCTCTATTAATTACTTCAAACTGCATATACTCTGGTATTTCACTCATACCATCTGCTGGTAAGTTCTCTATCTTAGTAGGGAACTTAACATAAGTAATATCTACAGAATAACTATTACTACTCATAGCTAAGTAATCATAATAGATATATAAAGTATTATCTTCTATTACAGCTACTGGATCTTCTATCCAAGGATTGTTATTGTAAGTCTTCTTGAATTTAGTAGCGTCTGCATGATCTATTAGCTTTATGGTAGCTTTTTTGTTATTGAAGTTTAATACAGCATCTACAAAGAACATTCTGTCACCATTAAATAGATTGGTAACATAACATCTATTTGAGTCTGTTTCAGTATTAGCAATAACATTTGTATCTGTATGTACTAACTTTTCTAAGTCGTGAATACGTTTTACAGATCCTTCAAAGCTAGTCTTTAAGTAGTTATTACCAGTAAACTTATTACTGATTTCTTGGTATAAACCTTGATCTAACCAGTAATCTATTTCTTCTGGTAAGAAAGCAGGACAACCCCCAAAGGCTACGCTTTGAGAGTTTTTGTCCATTGCTACTTTAAAATATGAGTGAAATTGTTCTCTAGTCATTATTTAGATTTTATTTCAGACATAATACTTAAGTAAATATCTTGATTCTTTTTGTCTTTCAAATATGCAATTACATCTTCAAGACCGTTACCAATAAGATCAGTACCAAAGTAATATGATGCTCTGTTCTTACGAATAATATTTTTACTTAAAGCTTCTTCAATTACAAAGTTAATTTCTTTATTAGGATTGTCTACCCAAATTCTAATAAATCTTGCTGGATCAGCTTCTACGTTTTCACCAAGTCTAGCTTCAACTAATTCATTAGACATAGTGTCAGCTTTAATTCCAAGAAGTCTAAGACATTTGCGCATATCTTCAAGACTCATCTTATCCAGTGCTCTATAAGCATCACGTTTAACTTTGTTAGCTTTATTAATTTGTTCTGCTTCAGCTTCTTTATTTATAAGTACATAATCAGTAGATGGAGTTATCTTATCAATACCATTAGCTACTCTCTTATGTCCTAATAGGAATAAATATTGCAATTCACCTTCAGGTCTATCAGTATTAATCACTAATTCTTTCTTACCAATCTTAATTGCAAATGTATCCCAAAATGTGCTATCAGGATCTAATTCTCCTTCAGCTTTACCCATTTTCTGTTCTAGTTCTCTAGCTTTATCTGCTTTTAAACCAGTATATCTACTACCAGATCTAGTCCAGTAAGAACTAATAAAATCAAAGCAGTTAGACCATTTAATCAATCCTGTCCAAGGATTTACTTTTGTCATTCTAACGATTACTTCCATAATTATAAAATTAGATTATCAAGTTAGTATTATAGGGGCTTGAATAACAAGCCCCTTATATTTTTGACTGAATTACTCAGCCATCATGATCAATTCTCCACATGCACGAGGATCTCTTAACATGATGCCCACTTCTCCGAGGAAGTGGCAGCTGTATCCATCCTTAGCATTAGAACGAACTTCTGTGTTAGAGTGAGCGTAACCAGCAGGAGTTACAGAACCAGCTGTACACCAGTTAACGAATTCACGATCTTTACGAACTACTTTAACAATGTTGGCTTCACCATCACGACGACCCAAATCCAAGAATGTCATACGGTAAGATTCCAACGGTTTCAAAGTAACAGGATGCAACTGACGATTGTAAGTAGTATTGTCATACAACGGGAAATACTTCAAAGTCAATTCAATACCATTAGACATTGCGTAAGTCTTAAACTGACCACCGAACTTCAAATTATCACCAGAACCAGTTACGAATACTGTGTCAATCAAGTTCATGTTAGCCATCTTTTCTTTAAGTACACGATCAAATTCACGCATACCCATTTCACCAGTCAAGGCAACGAACTTACGTTCATTAGTACCTAATACATTGTAAGACAGATCAAACAAGAAGTCTTCCAACAATTCAGCTGTCAAACGAGTGTAGTAACGTCTGTTAGATGGAGCAATCTGTTCCAACAAACCAGCACCAATAAATGCAGGACGACCGTTCTTACCTTTCAGATTACAAGAACCATCTTTGTTTACGTTGTTCTGATTGTATACCAAAGCTCTTTCAAGACGTTTGTACCACTCACGCATTGCAACCCATTCCTGGAATGTAGACCACAAGTAAGAAGTTTTACTAGTCTTAGGATCTTTCAAAGCTACTGCCATAACTGTAGAGAAAGCAGAACCTGTAATATCATAAGACAAACGTACTGTAGTCAAATAATTACGCATTTTGAAATGAGTGTTGTAGTTCAGGATATCAGCCTCTTCACTGTATTCTTCGTAAGCAGAAGCCAAACGGTTTACTTGGCAACCAGAAGATAAAACAGCAGGATCAATATAAGAAGCAGGGCTACCGTTAGATACAAATACTGTATAAACATACAGATTACCATCTTGATACGGAGCATCCTGAATACGTGCCTGACTCTTATCATCAAATTCGATAGTAGCACCAGGACCAAACCATGCATCTTCCAACCACAAAGTAATAGGAGTATTACCCAAACCTGGAGTAGAATTTTCACTAATTGCAGCACCATTCCATTTAGCGTCACGAATTGTAACAGCTCTATCTTGGTCAATCATAACACCCCATTCAAATGAAGGCTGATCAATAGTCATTACATTTCCAAGACCACCTGTCAACATATCAAGAGAAGTACTGTAACCATTATCTTTAGTACCAAATACGTATGACAGGATAGTAGATACCTCATAAGGTCTTTGCTGAGAAGCGAGACTAATCTTATTAGTGTCGATCAAATCAGAAAACCATTTACCTTTGTATAATTGGAGGTTATTAAGAATATTATTATCCATAAAATACTAGTAATTTAATTTTTTTATTTATATAATTAATTATTATGATATACGCAGTTGTCGTGCAGCTGAGAACCAAATTGGATCATCATCAGAACCCGTAGCTTGTTTTCTAGATTTAGTAGTAATACTACTAGATTTTAAACTTCGTCTAAACTTATCAATAGCTGAATTATTTCCTTCACGTTTAGCAGCCTCAATAAGTTTGTCAGCATTCATTGTAAAGTATGCTGATTCTATCAGATTCTTAACACCACCCTTAGCATAGTCCTTTTGGTACTTTGTTTTACCGTCTGTGTCTGGCTTAAGTATATAATCCATTAAAACCTTTTTATCTTTTTCAGGGACTGTAATACCACGTATATTCTTTAAGCCTTTTATTTCGCTAACAACGTTATCGTAGAATTGCTGTTGTCTCTGTAACTATTCACGATAAGCCTTTTTCTGATCCTCTAATAGCTGTTTCTTCCTTTCCTCTTTAATCTCTTTCAGATCTTCTAAAGCGTCTTGCGCTTCATCTTCAAGTAATCCAGCTTCTTCATATCTACTTACCAACTTATCAATCTTCTTAGTAGAGAACCCTTTTTCTTTAAGTAATTGTTTTACTACTAACTTCTGATTAGTTTCATCTTCAATGTCAATATCATCTAAATCTAATTCAGCATCAATAGTTAAATACTTCTTTAAATCTCCACCTTGTTTTACGAAATTATCTAGTGCTTCAACTTCTTCACTAGAGTATTCAGGCTTGCTATTTTCTTCAATGACATTTTGGAAGTAATTAATTAACTCATCTACATTCTTTGGTTTGTCTTCACCTTCTTCAAATTCCCAATTGAGTTTTTCAGCCACAGCATCAAAGAAGTTAGTAACAACATTTTCTTCATTGTTATCTTCAATCTCTTCTTCCTCTTCTGCTTCTTCCTCAATGGTTTCTTCTTTACGAGGTCTACCAGGCTTACGTTTTGGTTTATCTTCAATATCTCCTTCTTCGATTTCTTCTTCCTCAGTACCTTCCTCTACTGGATTTTCTTTCTTATTCTTTACTTCGATATTGTTCTTTTTAATATCTTCCAATTCTTCATCGTCTAGTGATTCAAATTCATCAGCATCAACATTAACATTTTCATCAATATTTGAATTTCTAAAACCACCATCTGGATTAGGGATAAAGCTATCTAATACAGCTTCAAATCCACCTAATGTCATTTTTTTATCCATAATTAAAATATTTAATTAGATTTATTTTTTCTTCTTTTTACCTTTATTCCATTTAGCAGCATTCTAAGCGAATATTGCTCTCTTTCTTGTCACAGGATTCTTACTATGAGTTAGTTCTTCAGTTGTCTTTCCTGTCTTCTTTTTAGTTGCATTGAACTTACCTCTATTTTCTGGCTTTATCTTTATCTTCTTCATAATTCTAAAATTGTTTATTTACTATTGGATAAGTACCAAGTAAAGGTATTTTATTAAACCATTTTGTATACTATCCTGGTGTAGCAAATTGAAGATAAGCAGCTTCAATAGATCTCATATCTTTAGGTAATGATCTTATAGCTTTCTTAATCTATCTAGAAGTTACCTTATCTCCTATATTATTAATCATACCATTCTTAAACATATACTCTCTAAGAGTATTCATATAAGATTTCTATTCTGTACCTTTACTATAATAATCAGTTTTATCTGGAAATAATGGATTCTTCTATTTTGATAAGTCTCTTTTTAACTCTGCAAACATAGAGTTGCTATAATCGGGATTTGAACTTTTAGCTAAATTAAAATCTACATAGTGTCCTAATTCATGTCTAGTAGTAGGGTAGTCTATCTCTGTAAGATTTCTATTTATCTAATACTCAAAATCATCGTATCCTGCTGGTTGTCTTCTAGTAATATACCTATTTACAGCTGCGTCTTTAGCCTACATTTTAGCCTTAGCATCTAACTGTTTTATAACAGGATTAGGTAAATTCCAATAATTAGTATTATACTAATTAATTATATCTTCATATACTTTAGCGTAATTATCACTGTATGTATTCTAAATCTATCTAGCTCTTTCCATATAAGCTGGATTAGAATATAGATCTTCAATTATTCTATTTCTAGATTCTATAGCATCATCATATAATTTATATGTACGAGCTTTATCTTCAGCTTCTCTACGGAATAAACTATTTATTTTATCCTACACAGTTCTCCTTACTTCTGGTACATATTTAGAAGAGTATTTAGTTAATCCTCTAGCTACATTAGATACTGCATTACCTGCTAGTTTAAATACTGGATTAAGTAAAGCTCCTTCTACATATAGACTACCTAATGGATCTGAATTTGAAACGTAGCCTGCACCTGGGTTATATCCATATGTAGGATTATATGGATCTCCTTTAGGGTCAAAGTTAGTAATAGGTCTTTCACTAGTACTCTATGGTGGATCTTCATCTATAGTACCACCATCTGCATACTTCTTCCAATCCCAGTACTTCAGCTAGGGATTATTCTCCCTAGCCTACTTATACTGTTGCATTCTCTATCTAAATGCTTCACGTTCCATAATTATTTACTTTTCTTTCCACTTTTAGATGACTTTTTGCCACCTTTCTTTCCACCGCATGCCATAATTATAAATTTTTAATATAGTTAAACCAATTTTTCTTATTCTCTCTATAGGTCTTTTTACGATTTTTTATTTTATACTTATTTGTATTAATTTCGTAATCAGATTTATCTTCGTTTGCATATGCTTCCATTTCATAAGGGATCGTATAGTATGCAGAAGATGCCGGGTAAGTAATAGGATTACCTTTAATCCACTCCCATACATAATCAGCATAATACTTTAACCAACTACCTTTATCTTTAGCCTACTATAAATGTATATTTTCGTGATTCCAAGTAGTAGTTTTAATATCAGATTCTTTCTTTTTGGTTAAAATATACCCACACCAACTCATTGCAGAGTAACCACTAAATGGATAATGATCCATATGCTTATACTATACTTTGTCTTTATTTTTAGTAGTAGTAAATAGCTGCTTTACTAACCACCATGTTTCTTTAAACCAGTTCATACTTATTTAGATTTGGATTCTCCTACTACTTTATTTCTCAAAGCTGTCTTTGCCTTTAGCTTCTCTCTATCCATAGCAGCTTTATCAGACATACGTTGCAACTCAGTTTCATGCTTCATTCTATCTTTTTCAAGCTGTATCTTCTTATTTTCAGCTTCTCTCTTCTGTTCTATTTCTCTACGCTTATTGTTAAGTTCTAATTGTTTAGTAGCAATATCAGAATTTATCTTCTGCTATTCTAGAGCTTGCTTTCCTATTTCAATTGGATCAGGAATTCCATTCATATCTTGATCCATATTCTCAGCACCACGATAAGAATTAATTTGTGCTACAGTAATTTTAGTAGCATTATCTTGTTCTGCTTTATATCTGTCTTGGTCTACTTTATATTTTTCAAGATCCAGTTCAGCTTCCTTAAGCATAAGTTCTTCTTCTTTAAGCTGATTCTGTTGTTCTGCCATCTGCTGTTGAGCTTGTTGTTCAGCCTGTTGCTGTTGCTGCATCTGTTCCATTCTTTTCTGCTCTATCTCTTCAAGTCTATTTTTAATCATACTCATGTTATCTAAAGTAATGATTTCAGCAATATCTAACAGACTAGCACCATTCTGCATAGCAGGTTGCAGCAATTGCTTTAATTGATCTATATACTGTTGATTCTTAGTGCTATCATCTACAAATATATCCATATCTTCATAGAAGAAATTATCAGATAATTGTACAAACGCTCTAGTAGCATCATCTAATATATAATTCAAGTATCTCTTATTATCTTTCCAAGCTGCCTTAGAAGTATTCAACAACATAGTTAATACTCTTCTTTTTACCTAATTGTGATTCCAAAACCAAGGTTCAGTAATATGATAAGACATATTAACAGCAGTATTAGCATTACTTACTAATTCACTAGCAGCAATCTGTCCTTGTCTTTGTGGAGTAATACCAGTAAGCTTAGCTACCATATCTTCAATCTTCTACATTAATTGAATATACTCAGCTATTACATTACTCATAGTTAAGTCCCAAGAAGATAACTAGTTGAATTGAGACGGTTTACCTCCCTCACGTCCTGGTATATCCCATCCTTCGTCATAAGGATTAATAAAAGCTACACCTAATGCACTCAAGTAATGCATCCACTTGTTAACATCAATATTCATAGATTTAGGTATCTAAGTAATATCCATTACTGCTACTTTACCTTTATCTCTAGATAATGCTAACTCAAGTCTATACCACACTACAATATACATATACTGTAATGGTTTCATCATACTTACTAATGATCTAGGTTTACTATTAGTATTATTATACACTACACCAGTGTAAGGTAATTTCTGTGAATTAGGATTATCAGCAGATATATGTTGATATTCAATAGGTTGAATTCCTATGTACATATCATCACCAATTCTATATCCTTCCCATACTTCAATAATCCAATCCCATTCTACAGATTGTTCAGTACCTGTTACTTTATAATCTTCATCTACTTGAAATTCTTCAGCTTCTCCAGTTTCTGGATTTAGTAAAGTAACAAATCCTATCTTTTTGAAAGATTTCCAACAGCAGTGATATACTGTTATATGATCTACATCAAACGGATTATCTGTAAAACTATTGATCTTATGCAATTTAATAGATTCATAATCCATACTAGTCTTTCTTATTTCTGGATTATTACCAGCTCCGGGTCTTTGATCAATAAGTTCTAATAATTCATTTAGTTGTCTTTCAGACATTTTATCATAGAATCTATCGTATATCTCAGTAGCAGACATAATCATCTTTCTACGACACCATGCGGCATCATCTATGAATTCTAAGTCTAAAGAATGCTCATAATCAAAGTACATAGGGTTTACTCTTTCTACATAAGGATCTCCATTGATTACACCTACATAGTATATTTCTTCTCCACCTATTAAAGCATCTTTCCAACCTTTATAAAACTCATGAGTAAGATTCAATTTTCTCTTTAGAAATTGTAATGCGTGATAAGCTTCAGTTTCTGCTATATCTTTATAATCTTTCTATAGATACTTAGCTATAGCTTCTGGAGTCTAGATTTCTCCTGTAGCTAATGCTTGTTCATATCTAGCTGCTTGTTCTGGGCTTAACTTGCTTGCTATAGTAGCTTGAATATAATCCATTAGCATTTCTTTAGCTTTTTCCTACATTTCACTAGCAGCTATATCACTTGTACGTTGTGGATGAAAATTAAAAGGTCTCTTAGTTTCTTCACCAAGTAACTGATCTACATATGGTTTGATGATATTATAATCCTATGCCATAGCAGGAAACCCATCATCTTGTTTAAATGGATTGGTTACATATTTAAGATCCTTTTCATTATATATGCTATTATATAAATCATAGTAAGTCTACATCTCGTCAGATCTAGATCTACCATTACCACCAAATCCTGAATCTCCAGCGCCTACTACATAGTCTACGCAGGCTTCTTTCCAGGCTTGTGTCTTCTTTGACATTGGTAGTTTCTGTGCAGGGAAACTTTTAGTATTCTTCATAATTAAAATGTATATACATTATCGTCGTTTGAAAATACTCTTGGAGTATCGTCATTGAACCAACTCTGCGCAAAAATTGGTCCATCAAAGAGCATCTTCTATTTGTTTTCTTTTTCTTTCTTTTTAACAACTACATTATATAGTTGTTCTCTATATATCATAACCTACATCAACGCCATCACTCGGTCAAAGTTACCTGTATCATTATAGCTTATTAGCTCTTCTAATAGCGGCTCTGATAGTATCCTAGTTAGGTTTTTCTTACCTGGTGCATACTCTTCATTTAACCATTCTTTTATCATACCTTCACCCCATTGCTTTATCTACTTATTCATGTGACAACCTTTTCTTCTTTGTACTTTAGAATTACTAACTATATCATTAATAATATCAGGTTGATCAGCTAATAAGTAATCACAATGCTTAGCAGTAAAGTAAGGGAATAGACCTTTGCGTTCATTTTCATACATTATACGTGCATTGTAGTATAATGCTAACTTACGTAAATTCTCATAATACTCTTCAGCTGTTGCAGGTCTACCAGTATATTCAGCTACTATAATATCATAATACTCTTCAAAGTTCTAAAACCTCTTATATACTATAGATGATCCTAATGAATTAGTACCAGACTAGTCATGATCATAAGGGTCTACACCTATTATATATAATCCAGCTGTTGCATCTTTAGCTGGATGTTCCCATATAACTATTGAACCAGTAGGATCATCATCTTTACCAAGTGGATACTTAGTAACATCGCCATGTTTCTTAGGTATCCATTTGATACTACCAGACTCATCGAATATTAAATCACCCACCTGCTTATGATTCTATAACTAAGTGTTAGTACGAATAAGTCCTAATTGCTCCTACAGTTCCTTCTTAGGAAATATATTACCGTTAAATTCCAACATTGCCTCTTGTGGAGTAATAGGACGTTCTGCAACATAACGGTCTATAGCAGTAGTATTAGTAGCTGTACTTATTACTTTTCTACGTTCATCTAATATAAATTCTAGAGAAGGTTTAGTAATAGTGTTACCATCATCATCCATGTATATTCTATTACCATCATCATCTCTAGTATCTAGATTAGTATACTATGGAACAAAGAATCCACACAATTTATCTGTAGGTGTACTATCCCATATGTTCTCAAATCCTAAACAATTGTATCCATCTGGATTATAGAACATATCTTTCATAGTTTCAAATGCAGAGCCTTCGTCACCACCAGTTCCCCATACAATCATAGTACCAAACGCTACACCATCTTGTTCTACAGATGGTCTAGCAATTTGCCACGCAGCACCTAATTCTGAGAATGAACCTCCTTCTTCAAATAGAATTAATTTGGCACGTTTACCACGTACTACATCAGGATTATCTTTCAAAGTAACGCCAATAATCTCTGACTTATAACCCATTTCTACTTCATTGCCAAATTCATCTTTAGTCCAGAATCCAGCTCGTTTACGCATAGTACTGTTAACAGATCGTTTCTTACCCCAAGCTGTATTTTTATCTATAAAGTCCATATAGTCCCAAGCTTTAGTAAGAATACCATCTTCAGTAAGATACTGCTTATTAGAAGCATATATGTATGTTTTACTATTAGGTATTAGATAATAATTACGACATGCCATAGCTCCACCTTTGTAACTATATCCTTTGCGACGTGATTTAAGTAGACATATATGTTTTCCTTTATTTTCTGCTTCTTGTACTGCCTAGAAGTAGAAATAGTCATAATCATAGAAATCTGGAAATGTTACTACACTATCTCTTTTTATTTTAGTTTCTCCATTAGGTAGTTTAGTAATAGTGTTAACTATACGTTGCATTGGACAAAAGTTAATATAAAAATAGTTATACCCAGTGATGTAATCTCCATCCTCTGCGGTATAACCATTAATGCAACGATCTTTCTATTCGTCCCAATATGTGTAATATTCAGTAGTACCAATTGGATACTAACAATAAGCTCCGGTCTTTAAGAATGTTAAAGCCGGAGTTCTAAACTTATCACTATTTATTATTTTCTTCTAGAAGTCAATCATAGTTTATTCTTTAATTGGTCGCCCTACCACCGAATCGAACCCGGACCTAGAGGGTTAGAGCCTCTCGTGCTACCACTACACCATAGGGCAATATGTCAGGGAATGTTTAATGTCTGTCCCTGTCAGACCTCTCTATCAGTTCAACGAGATTATTTCTTAAACAAACTCTTTAGCCAATGAATAGTACGCTTGATAATACCTTTCTTCTTAGGTTCAGCTACTGCTTCTTTCTTATATTCTTCAATCAAAGACTCACTAGCTTCTTTAACTGCTTTATTTGCTTTTTGTTTGTTATCAATTTCTTTCTCAAGCACATCACAAATCTCTTCAGTGCTATTACATTTTGTTAAATCAAGTACTTTCTTCATAGTTTCTTTATTTATATTCATATAACGTACCTATTAATTTATTGTTATAAACTTGTGTATAATTTGCACAAATTAAGCTAATTCATAAGGATTAATCTGAGCATCTCCACGTACTTTAGTAGTACTAACTTCTTCAGCTTTAACTGCCTTTTCGAGGAAATCTAATGTTTGAAAAGTAGCTTTTACTTTTTCCATACCAGCTAATAGATCTTTGATCTTCTTTTCATCTAATTGCTCTTCTAGAGAATCTTCATAATACTTACTAATAGTATCTACTTTGTTTCTCATACTATCAAGCATTCTTAGATTTCTAGTATATATTAGCTTTTTATAATCATCTTCACAAGACTTTTCTTCTACTGTAAGATTATAATTCTCATCACCAAAGTATAACTACTTAAGCTTCTTTTCTCTGATATCTGGTTCTAACTGAAGTACATATGGAGATTTAAAATACCACATAAGTACTATATAACTTATTACATTTGTAGCTTGTGTTTTGTCTGGCTTATCAGCCTCCCATAACTTTTTAAAGAATGGGAGACCTAAAGCATCAGGGTGTATTACTACTTTACCACCATTGATATCAAATAGTTTCATCGTATAGATTTGCAACAATCACAACATAATCCTTCGTTATTAATTTCGCTTTGCTTACTAGCTTCATATTTTTCTAGTCTTACAAAGTAATCTTCAAATAATTTTCCCGGTACTAAAAAATATTCTGTTTTATTGTATCTATCTTCAATACCATAAAAACTGATTATTATATCTCCAGGTTTAGCTGTATATTTATGTTCACCATTAATATATACTTCGCTCTCTTCTTTTATACAATATGCATTTCTAAGAAGGCTGTTAGACCCCAATGGTGCTGGATTCAAATTGTTATCTAATTCAATAGGACAACATTCATTACTTATTAAAACTTTCTTCATAATTACTCAATTACTTCTTCAACACTAGGTTCAAAATTCTCTGGCATAAACTCTTCAGGGTGCTGAGCTCTATACTCTTCTTCAGCTTTAGTATTAGCAATAGCATCTAACAGTTGATAGAATTTCAATTCTACTTCTTCTCGTTGTTCAGCAGGAATAGTAGGCATCAACTTTTCAATAGACTGCTTCATTACTTCTTCAGTAAATTCACCTTGTACAGTTTCTGTTCTGTAAGGCAATCCGTTAATGTTAACATCAATAAAATTTCCAACACCTGATGCACTCACTGGAGTAATTGTAATATTAAGTTCTTTCATATTCTTATTATTTATTTTCATTATTTTGTTCTGCTGTAACTTCTCCAAATCCTTTTTCTCCTCTTTCAGTTTCACTTAGCTCTTCTACTAAAGTAGGTTCTAATATAGAACAAGGTACAATAACTAATTGAGCAAATGGTTCATCTATAGTATATACTGTAGGAATAGCATCTGTAGTTACTTTAAATTTAGCCATCAACTCTCCACGATATCCAGTATCTATTAAACCTACTCCATTTGTTAAAGCTATAGAACGTTTACTAATTGAAGACTTCATCATAAGTAAGCCACAATATCCTTCAGGAATCTCTACCGCTAAATCAGTATGATATACAAGTACTAACTTTCCGCTATTATCTACTTCTTGAGTAATACGAGTAGCATACAGATCCAATCCAGCATCTCCTGCTGTAGCTCTAGTAGGCAACTTACCTTCAGACTTCTTAATCTCTTCTGTACCGTCTTCTTTCTTTACTGAGTAATCTAACTTTTTAAATTTCAATTGTTCCATAAATCTTTTTCTACTTTTCTATAACCTTCTTCTAAAACTTTTACTATCTCTTTAATTATTTCATTCTTAATTGTATCAACATTAAGACCTTGTGTAACTTCTTTAGAGTGTACGATTCCGTGAGTAACACCTTCTTCGTTTTTACGTATGAAGTGAACGTGTAAAGTAGGATTACCGATACGATTTTTATTTACATCTATATCCTATGTTTCCCACCAAATAGCTTCTAAATTATTCATCTTGTTCAATATCTTTTGTATTAATACTAATTGCTTTGCCATGATGAAATCCCCAATCTAAGAATACTGTATTACAAAGTGCATGATCTATATGAGGTAGTCCACTTTCAGGATCTATTAATTCTCCTTTGTCTATCGCAGTAAGATGTCTTAGTAATGCTGCTTTATATCTTTTCCAAAAATCTGGAAGATTTTGCCAACTATTATCTGAGTATTTCTGAGCTCCATAAGTAAGTACCTTACCAATATTCTCAACTACATCTAATGGAACTAGATCCATTCTTACTTTACCACAATCATATTTCTTACCATCATTCTCCATCTTCAATATACTTATTAGTTAAACAGTTGTACAATCCTTTTATCTGTAACCGCCTAGTTTCAATATTATCTGTGTCTTTTAGTTTAGCTAAACCTTCTAGAATGTCATCTAGAAATTCATTATATGTTAACGAATAGTCATTTATCTTCTTATCCGCAACTTCCATTAATTCCCTTAACTCTTCGCTGATATTAGAACCTAATCGTTTAGTATTGTTCTTCTCAAACTCCCATAGAGCTAATGAATCTTCTTTACTTTGTCTTTCCATATTCTTTCATTACTTTAACAAAACATCCAGCAACCCAACCAACTAAGTAAGCATATCCTTCATTGCCACCAGTTGAAAAATCTTCATTATTCATACCTGTAATTTCAAAGTAATAGTCAGAAATGTGAACAGATTCATGGGCTATGTTAGCACTATCTACTAACTCTGGCTTATATATTATACACAGTATTCCAGTAAAATAGTTAAAGTTTTGAATAACAGGTCTACATTCAGCTACTACATCATCATGATAAGCATTGGTCATTGCATCTTGAGCATTTTCTAGTATCTTATTGAATTCTGGAGTAATCTCTAATATAGAGAACTTCTTGCATAGAAACTGTATATCTTCCTCACTCTCTACTATAGCTATCCAAAGTGTTCTAGGATACATATTATTAAACTTTCTTAGTATCATATTCTTAATAGTCTACTGTCACTAATTGCTACATACATCTGTATATTGTTAAGTAATACAGGATCAAAGTAAATAGAATCTAACCAGTGAATCTTATAATTAGGTGTTAAGCATTCTTCAATAAACTGTCTCATTTTATTTCTTTATATCTCTTTTTTAATTTAAGTTTAAATAAGTAAGCAAACATAATATCTTTAGTATCTTCATCATTTGACATTACTTCTTTAGCAAACTTAAATGGACTATTGCATATTACTTCTATAACAGGATAAGGTAAATTATATTTGTTTGCCAGACTTGAGTAAATTGATATCTTTTTTTGCTGTTGCATTTATATAATATTCACTAGTTTCTAACTCTGTTAAAGATTCTCTGATGGTATTAGGTCTAATAGAATTTATTATTACTATGATATCATCTTCATCCAAGTCACGATTTCTGTATAGTATATCAGATAATTTCTTGATTTCTTTATTAGAGTAAGGTTTCTTTGGGACAAAAGAAGTTAATTTCAGATTAGAACGTAAGTTAAAAAGATGTCTGAAATATCGTACTAACCTATTACTTCTATTCTCTACATGTACTATATGCCCATTGTCAAAGATCATATAGAAATGTTTATTATTTATTTTATTATTCATTTACTCTTAGTATTAACGTTATTTGCACCCTATCTTTTATTATCTCTGGAATTAGTATCTTATTAACTACTAATTCATCTTCTGCTTTTCCCTGTACTAAAAGACCCTCTTTCTTGAACTTACTTATATATCTACTTAAGTTATCAGGAGTAATACCCATAGTACTTTTAATCATTCTACGATTGTCAGTATTGGCTACATTTTTACTTACACCAGGTATTGGAGTAAAGTTCACATCTAATTCAACGAACTTAGTAAGTAACTCCAATTCCCTGTTTGTAAGTTGTAGTATACCATTTAAAGCGTTAAGGTATTCATAGTAAAGATTGCCTTTATTAACAGTCTTTACTAATTTATTCATCTAACAAATCTTTAATACTGTTGAGAACTTTATTTAAATTGTGGTATACAGTTTCTGCTTCTACTTTAACACATTGCTGCACATTACCTTCATTATAATCCTTCATCAGTTCATTATAATCTTTAGTATATGTATCAATCAAAGTATTAACGTATTCTTTTACTTTCTCTAACTTATCACAACAGCATTCACATTCATCCTCATTATTATCTTTTTCTACTTCTTCACTATACCAGATTACATAATCTTTGTTAGCTAATTCTTCCATAGTAGAAGAATCAAATGCCATTGAAGTATAAGTTTCTGTATCTGATACTACTTCAGATTTCTGAAGTTCCCACAAGTTTAAATCTTCAACTTTAGTAAACACATCACCTTTTTCAGCGAAGCTAAAATCCTTAATTACTTTGTATCCTTCCATATGTCTAACTTTTTATTTAATATCTTTTGTTTAAATTCTTGTATTCTGTTAAAGTTCTTCTTACACTCTTCATACCCATCAATTCTGCCTTGAATGTATCCTTCGTGTTTTCCTTGAGCATAAGTAAGAGCACCAAAGCCAATAACACTTACAAGTATTATTATTATTGTTCCCATAATGCCCTTAAAACGCACTAATATAAAAAGTGTTTAAAATATTTAACATTTATTAATGTTTAGTAAAGTAATAGCAAAAAGAATGCCCTGCTTTGATGGCAGGGCAGCGACTTAATACTCTAAAATAAAACATTCAATCATGAATGATAGCTTATTTAACGACTTTAGCTACAACGTCGTATGGTTTAACTAATTGTGAGTCTTTAAATAGATCAAAGTCTTTAGCAAATTTCTTAGGGTATACTATAGTATCACCAACCTTAATGGTACTATCAGTACCGATTGGAATAGATAGAACAATACCTTTTGCAAAATCTGATTCAACTTCTTTAGTATGAGTCTTTACTTCATACTTATTAAAACCTTCTTCATCCTTTTCCCCAGTAGGGATTTGTTCAGTATACTCTTTAGTAACCATAATAGGAGTTAAAGGTTTTACCAATATATCTTTTTCAAAACTATATTCCAATCCGTTTACCACTGTTTCTAGTACTTTATCTTCCATAATATTTACTTTATAATATCTATTAACGCAGTAAGTAAAGTAAGGTTACTCATCTATGTGATTAAATTTACGCTTAAAAATATATCCTTCATGGCAGATGTCCATTCTATCTTTAAAGTTAGCGCAGTTCATATTATTAACAAACGCACAACCTACACAACAACCTTTACTAAGCTCAGGAGTAGCCATATAAGTTTTATTCCTGAAAACATACTCAATTCTATCTGCTTTTTTTTGTTCGTTCTTTTCCATAGTAATACCGTTTTAGGGGCTACCTTTTTTAACCAAAGACCGTCAGAAAGGTAGCTAAACTGAGCCTACTTACGATTAGGATTCCCTGGTGCGCTTCTACCTTGTGGTAACTTCTTTAAGCGTGGAACGTACTACGATCCCGTGTACTTAGGGCACATTACTTTGTTAATTTATTTAGTATGATATAAGCTAGACATCCTAACATACCTACTAAACATAGTGCAGTAAATTCTGTCATTTAACTGTATTTATTTCTTTCTTAAACTGTTTATATAAATCTTCAGAAAAAGTATATTCTATTTGTCCTGGTAAAGTAAAGGATCTATAATTATCATTTAATTTATAGTTCTTACTTATCTTACTTAAGTAAAGACAATTAGAATACTGTTGATCTCTTTGTCTTATAAAGTAGTAATTCATATTTATACTGTATTTAACTGCATCTACTGTATACAGTAACGTATATTTAATTATATTGGTTATTATTATTAACATTTATTATGAATATTTATTTAAGTTTAATAGCTATTTTTTAACATTATTTAAAATAAAAATATATAAAAAATTTTTTTGGTGAAGAAATCTGTGTGTGGGAAGCAGCAAAAATTCACACCCCTCTACCTTGTATCGGAGTGGAACACCCCTACGGGCTTGTATCTGTTGGGCTATTCCACACAAGTAACAAGTAATCAAGAAAGGAGAAAAAAATCATGTTAAGCAAATTGATTTCAGTAGAAAAAAGAACTCGAACTAATGGCGATGAGTTTTACGTGTGCACATTTAGTTATTCACAAGGCGCTAAGGATGCACCTACATTTATCACGATTGGCGGTGTGAAAGTATTGAATCCACAAGCGGCTGCAATACGCAACATTAATCTTGTTAAGTGTTTGTTTCCCACTGAGGACGAAACTGCGAAAGCATACAAGAAAAATCTTGACCGATTTATTAAGTGTATGGAAAACGATTCAAAAACCTTTACAACCAAGAAAGGAGAAGTTGTTAAATTATCTGATTGTGAATTTTCGTTACCACTAGTTTATAAGACCTTGCCGGTTAGTGAGGTTTTAGGTGTAAGTAAAATTTACTACGCTGATGCAAATGGTGAGCAAAAGGAATTAACACAACTTAACGCTGTTGGGTATTCACGTCTTGAGATGATTGTTGATGAAGAGACGGGCGAAATTACTGATTATAAGGACTCAAACGAATGGGATAATGACCTTAACGGAGGAACTTATATTGAAGTAATTACAAGGAACGCAAACGCAAACATTGCTAACGGTTCATATTGGTATGAGAAACGTGTCAACAAACCAGAAGCAAATGAAAGCGTTGGTAATCCTGTTTCAGAACCTGAAAAAACTCAACAAACTGATGACGAGGACGATGACGAGTAAACTTAATATATAGCCCTTGCAGTCTGACTGTGGGGGCTATGATTTACCGTTTCAAACCAATTGAGTCATCATTATAGCAACTTTCTAAACTTATTTTTTATCAAAAAACAACATATATGGATAAAAGACAAAAGAACAATTTGATGACAACTATAACATTAATTGTTGTACTTGGTCAATTTATTCTGTGGATAATATTATTATTGTTAGATTTTGATTATCTTTATAGTAACTAAACAGAAAGCTAGCGCTGTAAAGACTGGCATTTTTTTTCGTTTAACTTAATAGTTGTAGGTACATATACTTTAAACCTTCAAACATTATGATTTAAAAAACAACCAGTCCTAGGCGAGCGGAAGTTCCGCTTTTAAAAGTCCTAGGTTGTCCTAATGTCCAAGGGACGTAATCAAAGCGGGCAAGTGTAACAGGTAAATTACTCATACCTTTAAGTTGAGTAATATGTTAAATATTTAACAAAGGCTCTTCTAATATGCCTAGTCTACGTGGTAATAGAAAATATGAAATCTAGGAATCGCAAACTCACCTAGAAAGTAAAAAGTAGTAGATTAAATCCGTGATTACTGAAAAGGATTTAATTGAAAATAAATAGTAGTCAAAACGAGCAACCAACGTGAAAAACCAATGGTGTAAAATAATGCTCCAAGATACTGTTGATTACTTGAGTATCATTATTAAAAATTATATGATAAATACTTTTATTTAAGTTGGAGTTGCCGAGAAATAAGACCCTCGATTGTGAAAAATATTGTTATTATAAATAATAGTATCGAGCGCAAGAGTCTAGCTAGTATGTACCCGGACTACTGCTGATCCGGTTTTAGTGAATATCAGAGTAATACTAATGAATCAGTACTGATTACGCTAATGTGATTTTATGGCTTATTAAGCTTACTAATTATTTATAGCCAAATGATAAGTTTTAGGTGTAAAATGCTAATCATTTATTTCTATATTGTAAGGATACAGCCATACTATCCTTTACTTTATTATTACTTAACCACACACTACAGTCTGTGAAGATAGTAGTGTTTTAAACTGATTATTAACTTAAATTAAGATAAAATGAAATGACTAAATTAATCAAACCAGTAATGATAGACAATATAATACGAAGTGGAGTAGTATTGAAGTCTAGAAAAGCTTACAAAGAAATAAGTACACTTAAACTTACAAATATGTGTGCCGTAAGAGCATGTGATGATAGAAGTAGTTGTGCTTATTATAAGCCTTGTGCAGATATATCTATGTGTAAGATTTGTTTCTTAAATGCTAATAATTATTTGAATGTGTTAAAGTATATAAAACATAATAAAAACAAATTCCCATTAACGTCAACATTATGAAGACAAGAAAACACTTTATCAGAAAGTATGAACTCTTAGCAAGATGTATTCAAACTAACTTAGAGTTATTTATACTACAATAGTAATGCAGCCAAGAGACAGTGGCAAGCCTGACAGAATGCAGAGCCTTAACTACATGTAGTATTAGTATCATTGTAGTGTGTGGTACAAACGTGTAAGCACTATCTAAACTCAGTATGAAGGAGTTTTCACTATTTTAGATTTGAAAAATAGTTCTGAGCATCTGTCACTAGATGAACAAAGAGTGACAACGTAACTATGCGTAAATAGTAGGGGACAGCATTAGCTGTCCTCTTTATATGTTTAATCAATAAACTAAAAAAGATATGACATTAGAACAATTTCAAAATCTTAAAATCGGCGACATAGTAGTAGCTAAATTAGTTAACTCAAAACAAAGTCGCGTTAACCCTGTTACTAATATTGATAGAGGAAATCTAAAACTACACATCGGTAAGAGTGGAAAATGGCGTAGCTATTTGCAATTTGAAGTATTAACAGCGGATTACGTAGTTAAATGGATCAAACGAAGAATAGATAGTAAATCATCTCCTCATTTTACCATTGAAGTTAAAAGTGATACTGAAGTAACATTTAAAGTTCATAAAAAGGTACAATTCAATCAATGAAAAAACTAACAAAGAAACAAAAAGCTAGAAGGCAAATATTATTTAATATGCCATATCTATTACTTACTTTTCTTATTAAAGAAAGAGTATTAGATAGATTTCTAGATAATACTAGTAAATATGCAATCGTTCATAGTATAAATCTATCATGTCTTTATACAAAATTAAGGGATCCTTATGCAGCAATCGAATGTACATTTGCATGGGATTGTACAAAAGAAGGATATGATTTTTGGAAAGGACTTAATGATAAATATAAAAGTATATGGGAAATGAGCGATTCTGGCGCATTGTTATTACTATCAGATTGTTAATATATTTATTAGTATTATTAGCAATGGTAACAGCAATAGTATTTACAGCAAATAGTATTTAATCAATAAATAATTATTATGCAAAAGTTAATGTATTTTTTATTTGGACTCATAACTGCATTATTTGCAGCTGTGATGATTATTGAACATCAAGGAATATATTTCTTTGATGAAGAAGTGTACGGACTGTTATATACCGATTATTGGAATTATTGGTATTACTCTAAAGTAGTGATAATCGCACTATTTATATTCTGCGTATTATCTTTTGTATATACACTTGGTAGTGGATATAAAGATAAAGACGATGGATACAAAGAAATCAAACCAAGCTGATTTAGCAGACATATGGTGGGATAAATTTGAAAACTGGTATGAAACACATCCAGTTACAAGAGTATTAATTGTAATAGATGCAATATTAATAGCATTTATATACTTAGTATTAACTTAAAACATTATCAAAATGAGTGAATTTTTATTATTACATGGCAATGAATCAGGAGGAAAGCCAGCCACTGTAAGAAAAAGTATTATCTCTTCAATTCTTCCATCAGAAGATTATTCAGAAGGATCAGCTATCTTCACTAAAGATGATGACGGAGAAACTATGATTCTCGAAGCAAAAGAGTCAGTAGAAGAGATTTATAACATGTTAAACGATTAAACAACATTTATCAAAAATGAAAAGTAAATACGTATTTTGGCTAATTGCAGCAATAGTAGCATTAGCAATTTTTATCAGTTGTGCAAGACCTCGTAGTCCTAAAGAAAAACAAATCCCTGAAACGGACACAATTGAGCAAGTAGTAGCACCAACAGTACAAGAAGTGCTACAATGGCGTGAAAGTATGAGATTAGACAAGTATGTAGATAGTGTGTTCTTGGTTATGCCAGAACAAGTACTAACTCAAATACTTGTAACTAAAGGTACAGATTTATCAAATCATGAAATTGTTTCTATTTATATTAGTAACAAAGACTTTTATGATAAATTAATAAAGAGGAGTATGGATATACAAAAAGAATATATACCAGATAGTATGCCAAGGTCCTCATTACCACAACTTAATAGTGACTCAATTCATGCCGCAGTACATTAGAAAATTAGTGTTAAAACACGAAGATGAATCTCTATAACAATATGAAACTAGAGTAAACAAAGAATTAGAAAAGCTTGAGAATTATAGTGAAGATGAAGCACATACTCATTTATTTGCAACAGATTCACAATACTTGGCTACTATAACGTTTTGTAAAAAAGATGATTCTATAAAGAAGAAAATAGGATTTTAAATATCATCAGATAAAGCTGTATTGGTTCGTGAGAATAAATGCAGCTGCCTCCTTACTGTGAGAATCAGTGACAAACATGTGGGGCTTATATCTAATCATTTTAGAGGGCAGTATTACTGTCGTCTGAAGGTAGGTGGAGGAGATTAGTATTAGTGCAGACGTTAAAACCATGTACTCCAATAAGATTAGTTTGACAGCTATATCTGCTTATGAGTTAAAACTAAGTGAGAGTCATTTTAATTAGCATTTCAATTAAGCTGTATTAGTGTAGAAGTTACACAACGATGTGAATCGTCAAGCCTGCAATATACTGCAATATATTGTATAAACTGTTACATGCCTTCTTTATTTACTGTAAGCGTACAGTAGAAAATGTGTGTTAATATATAATTAAGATTGATAAAACCATCTAGTTGCAGCTAGACGTCCTCAAAATATTGTATAATTAAAACTATTAAATATGAAAGAATGAATATTTTTAAGAAAATCAAACTGAAAATCAGTAGTTACAGAAGGCTAAAAGCCTATCATAGTAACATCAAGCGACTTGCTGAATTAGAATTATTAGATAATCCTAAACGGCAGAAAGAAGTTGCATTACGTTCACAATGTTTAATTCATGGGCACAAATGGAAAAATGAGCCTAATAACAATGAATTAAATATTCCTATTACTAAAAGAACTTACTGTGAAAGATGTGGTAAGTACTATAGTCAAGAAATTTATAAACAACTTTAAATTCATATCAAATGAAATCTTTAAACTTTGTAATTATTGGAATTCCTGCATCAATCAATCAGGAAAGTATTGTAACAGCAGTAGCTCTTATGGCTAAAAAACTTGGTTTATCAGAAGTACATACAGAAATACTTGAAACAAGTAAATTTGTAACTAGTTCTTCAAATAAACAAATGATTGAAAACATCTTGAAAGATGTTATTACTGTGTGTACAGCAGCTGGTCTAATGAATATTGCTGCAATCAATGCTAACTTTTGGAAATTGATTGAAGATGGTAAATTAACTAGACCACAAATTGAGATGATGCTGGATGAAAAAGAAGTTACAATTGAGTATCTCAACAAAAAGGGATGCGCTTATATCTTTGACCTTTTAGTACAAGCAATTAGAGTGTTATAATCATGGGAAAGACCTATAAAGAATCTCATTTTCCAGGTTCTAAGCAATCAGGAAAAGCAGCTGAATATCAGTCTAAAAAGAGAGTTAGACATTCTAAAATGCAACCGTATAAAAGGGAAAGAGCTATTGTTTAACTAAGAATTACTAATTAAGTAGTTATGATAGAATCCAATCAACACAGAAGGTTATAACGCCAGACCCCTAAAGGTGATTAATACCTACGGACTATACAACGGTCAACCTTATTTAAGGTCGGGAGAAGGAAAAGGGCTAGCTATCAAATAAGGCGTACGAATAGATAGTATAACTTTCTATTTCTTTATTATTATGTGGACAAAAGAAGAACTAGAAAAGAAAACAAAAGAAGAACTAATAAACATTATTATTAAAATGCAGATAGATATTCGAGAAGAAAGAGATGAAATCTATCGCAGACGTTTATTAGATACTTTTTAAAAATTATTCATTCACTTAAATAAATCAATTATTAACAATTAAAATCAAAAGAATTATGAAAAATTTTATGAACCTTGTAGGAATTATGTTAGGTGCAACAATGTTATGTGACAAAGCAACTGATGGAGGTTATAACTTTGAAGCTGGAATGAAAGCTCAAGAAGAAAAAGACGGCAAAGTTGAAGCAGCAGCAGTTGCAGAAGCTAAGAAACAGATACAACAAGAACAGTTAGAACGTGATTCTATGGAAGTAAAACGTAGAATCAAAGAATGTGACAAAGCTGTTTCTAAAGCTGAAAGAAACGGACGTTTTGCATCAAAACACAAGAACATTATGAAGAACTTTTCTGAAGAACTGAAGAAAGCTCAAGCTGAATTTGAAGCTACTGGTGATTACAAAGCTTGGGACAAAAAGTACTCAGAACTTACAGATAAGAAAGACGAAGCTATCGCAAAAGCGAAAGAAGAAGTCTTTGGTTCAAGATACGAAAATATCTATCTTTAATCAACATCCGTATTCTAAATGCTTTTATGCTAAAATAGAATAAAAGTCTAACCGCAAACTATATAAGTCGTATTGTCGCATTAAGGAGTTCGGGTAGATCGAACTGAATTGACAGTTCTATTTAATGCTTTTATGCTAATAATAGGAATACATGCCTACTGATCATGTGCTATAGTAGATCGTTTCTTCACCCCGTATGCTTTATGCTCCAAGGGTAATGATTCTCGGGGAGAATCCTGAAGAATAGTCTTATAGACGAAAAACAGTAAGTATATCAAAATACATATACATATAGTACTTTATGTCTATATTTCAATCGAGTCTCTAGCTTGCTAGATGAGCACTTGGTATAATATGTATTCTGTCAAAGACTATAAATTCTAAAGTAATAGCGGCTTTATGCTATTATATACTAGATTTAATGCTTTTATGCTCATAATCAACAGTGTATACTATTACTTTAGAATTACATATTAAGTATAGAGAGTTTGATCGCTCTCTATACTACTAAAAGAGTATATTGCACTATTATATCAACCCAATGATATATGAAAACTCGTGTATGATGTATATCTCTCTAATTGAGGCGTTATCCGGTCTGCTAGGATATGAAGGCGCAGAGGTGTGCAAAACTCTTTATATTTACAACTTAAAATTATTTATCATGAGCTATATTGCAGCAGATATGTGGGGTGAACATCTATTCTATAATAAACCTGTTAGATATGTTCATGAAACAACAAAAAGAAGTTGGTGGATAGATCCAAAACATAATAATTCTATTAGTGTACCAATAGGTACGGCTAAACTATTTAATGATGCAGGATTCTTATATACTCATTATGTACCATTTGATAAAAGAAATATGTGTTTTGGAGATAATCCTATAGAAATAAAAGTATATTGACTGTTAGGTCATTATATGCCTGAGCAAGACGAGTCTTCGCCGACTCTACCTCCACTATAGAATAATAACAAGGGGGTATGTATGTATTGATTGGCAGAAACAGTAATGAATAGGTCAATAACGTCAGAAATGACAAATCTTTTGTAACAGACTATACTCGTATCGCAGCGTGATACGTTAAGTCAACGGCTAAGCTAATGTCGTAAAAAGCAGGTTACGGATCGTGCAAATGGATAGACACAAGTAGATAATACTGAAAAGTGCGGGTTCGAATCCCGCTCCGTAAACAAATATTATCAAAATTAAAAACAAAGAGTATGAAAATAGATTATAACAAAACAGCACTTATTCCTTTAGATTATAGTAAAGGAAGTAAAGGTTTATGACTAGCGGTTAAAAAGAATAATAAATATATTCTAAGATTACTAGCTATATTTGAAACAGCTCTCATTGAACAAATCAAAATAAGTAACAGAGATTTGTTTGATTATAATGTATTTTACAATCTGAAAGAAGCATTATTAGATTATGATTTTACTTTAACTAAAAAGAATTATAATCAATTAGATGCTTTAGCTTCAATAAATGAAAAGAAACATTATGAACAATACTTAAAAACATTTTGTAGATGAAAAAGACTTTAAATCAATTAAAGGCAAGTAGAAGAAACCTATCTCTTATGCTTTTAGCAGGTATGATTACTAATCTAAAACATATTAAATACTTTGTCAAGGATACAGAAGTAATAATAAGAATAGATACTCTATTGACAGCTATAGAAAGACTTCAGTCTTCAATTAAAGAAACTACTTATGAATCGTGGTCGGCATAAAAAGGGTAAAGAAAAAGAATTCAATACTCAAGCAGAAATCTTAGGTACTATACGAAAAGAACTTCGTATATTGTTAGCAATATATGAAAGTCAATCATCATATAATATGAAAGATTATTTTGCAAAAGCGTGGATTAGTAGTAATGATGGAAGAAACTATCATAGTGTAGTTGCATGGTATATTAACGGTACGTATTATTCTGATGATTTTATATGTAAAGTTAAAGTAGCACTTGATGAAGCAACTATTAAAAATAGTATTTATACAATTAAGTTTGAATTTGGACATAATACAAAAATATTTAAATATAAACATGGATAAAAAAGGCTTAAGAGGTTTTATTAGGAATAGATTGCCTAAGACTTGGGAAATTGTTCTTACAAGAGAACGTAAACTTACTGCGTTCATTGAGTATGTGTATGAAGCAACTCCATCAGTAATGAAGGGAGGTAGAGGTTGGCGACGTGGTGTACATAACATTTCAGTCGGATTCAATAGATGCAAAATCTATGAAATGTTTCAAGCTGAAAAGAGTAAAGAAGGCTTGATATATTGGGTAGGCATCTATAATAAAATTAAAGATCTTGAACATCAAATGAATTAACATGGAAATTGTTCAATATGTTCGCTGGACTGAACCAGGAGAGCGAGAAAGACTACAGGAAGTAATGCAGCAATGCAGTGGAGAAATGGAATTTAGAAAGAAAGTAGCTTCTGAATTCAACATTAGTCCAATGGATGCAGCAGTTGTAGTAAAAAGATTCAAAAACGAATTTATCAAAATACTTAAAACAAAAGGATTATGTTAAAAGCAGGTATGTGGATCGCACAAGGTCCAGAAACTAATGTATTGCTCCTTTTAAGCGGAGTAGAACCATTATTAGAAGTAGTAGGTGCAATTGATCTTAATTACTTTAAACAGAATGGTAAAGCTAAAGATCTTACTAAAGACAGTCCTGAAGTAGTAGATATTATGATGTATCCTGAAAAGTATACATTTGCATTACCATCTATTACTGAAGTAGTTGATAATGTAGGTATTGGTGATTTACAAACTCTAGAAGGCTTAGGTGAAGATTCTAGAAAAGATAAAATCATCGAAGAAGGTATTGCTTACTATAAATCAACTTTACCATTATATGGTATAGAACAAGCTAAAGTAAGAACTAGACTGCATTTAAAGAAGAAATACAGCCTAAAAATGTCTCAAGCTAACTATGTATTCACTGTAATTTGTAAAGCACTAAACAGAGAACCATAATGAGCGATTTTAAGAGACTTATTGAAGCACTCAATGCTGAATTAGAGGAACCTTATAGGTTTACTTTAGACAAGATTATATCTTCTGCAAATTTTGATACTAAAGTATTAGGATATGCAGATAGTGTATTAGATGATTGGGCAAATATACCACCTGATTTAAAATCTAAGATAGTTACTAGTAATACTTGTCTAAGTATCAATAAGTGGATAAATAGAAGACTATGGATGGATATTCTTAATAATCTGTTAGAAGATAAAATATTAAGTCTTCAGACTAGATTAGTAAGAGTAAGGATTGCTATTAATATGTCATTGAAAATAGCATATCCTCTCAATGAAGAAGAGAAAGAAGAATGGAGAGAACATATCTCAGATGTATTCTACAAAAGATGTCTAGCAGTAAATAATTATTATTGCAAAGAAATTATAAAACTTCCCTTCTGAATTTAAGGATTGTAGTTATTAGGTTAACTACAATCCACTAAAATTTAGCTATATGACACAAGAAATAATAGATCTAGTGGAGCAAGCTAAACAAGGTTCTCAAAAAGCATTTAGTAAATTATACTATAAGTATAAAACTGATATTTGGTATACTATTATGGGTATAATTAAGAATACAGATGTTGCTGATGATTTAACATCAGTAGTATTTACTAAAGCTTATGAGAAATTATCTATGTATACTCAACATATTTCATTTAATATGTGGTTAAAAACTATTGCTGTTAATGCATCAATAGACTATATACGTAGAAACAAAAAAGAGCAATTAAATAACTATGTTGATGAAGATGAAAATCCAATTCAACTATCTGCTTTAGAAAGAAGTCCTGAAGAAGACTTAATTCTAAAAGAGAAGTTAGATATAGTCTTACAAGCTATACCTACTCTTAAGAAGAAATATAGAGATTTAATTAATGCTCGTATAGATGGTATGTCTTATAAAGAGATAGCCAGTAAGCTTGCAATGAATGAATTAGCTGTAAAAGGTGATTTAAACAAAGCAAGACAAAAACTTAAACAGAAAACAGATTATTAACAAATACTTTCAACAATATGACTAGTTTTTGTTTACTCCTTTTAGGAGCATTAGCATCTTTTATCATTTCTAGAATGTGTAAAAGTGCTAGTTTGTACGTATTCTTAGTATGCGTACTTTTACTAGGCTTTGTTGTAGGTACTGGAGTAAAAAAGGTAGTTGCAAATACCTCAGATACTCCTTCTCAAGAGTTAGTTGTTACTATGGCTCCTAATCCCACATCTCAAGGTTCTACTGCTTTTGTAGGGACAGTAGATAACCAATCTTATGAAATGGGTCAGGAAGACGGAGGTGAGACGTTAGTAACAACTGATAGAGAAGATATACCTACCATGCCTAACAATGCAGAGATAGAAGATGACAGTTGACTGCACTTAATTTCATAATTTAAGTGTATTAATTGTTAAGTTATTAATTTATTTAAAACATAATCAATATGGCAAAAAGAAATAAAGGTAGAAAGACTCCAAGTGCAAAAGCAGCAAGAAATTTAGAAGCTTTGAAAAAAGCTAAAGAAGCAGTAGAAGCTTCAGCTAAAGTAGAAACAACAAAAGTAGAAGATTCTAAACCAGAAGAAAAGAAGCCTGAAGAGAAACCAGCTGAACGAAAGAAAGGTGGTGTCTATCAGACTCCAATGGGTAAATCAGCATATGAAACTCATATGTTGTGCACAAAATCACCGTATATGAGTCTACTTTCTCTTAAGATTGAGAAAGACAGTAAAGGCATTGAAAATATCAAAGCCGAGTGGAAGAACAATGAAACTAGTGAAACTACTAGTGTTCTCTTCCCAGTATCTAATGTAAAGGAGGGAGACGGAATTGACATCAAACGGATTAAGGAAGGAATTAAGAATCCTATTCCTGCTGAAGTTCCTAAAACTAAGCCAGTTGAAGAACCAAAGAAGGAAGATCCTAAATCTACACCTGCTGAAAAGAAACCTAAACAGCAGAAGTCAAAGAAAGATAAGATAGAAGAAGTAGAAGCTGAAGAAATTGATATCAGCAGTACTCCGACTATTAAAACAGCAGCAGCTCCTGCGCCTAATATCGTAACTCAAAACAGTGACAGAATTGATGCAAATCACTCAGTAGATTTGATGAATGCAATTCTGAAACGCCGTGAAGAGATTAAAGACGATCGGGCAATGTATCAAGCAACAGGAAAACAGGCAGACCTTATGATGTTTGTATTAATTCAGAAATGGAACGACCAGTTCAAGAATGATGCAAAAGAACAAGGTTTTACTGTGAACGAAGAAATGTTTGCATATTTGAATGAAACAGCTTCTTTGTTCCTCGGTGTTAATTTGCTTCCTAGCAAAACATCTGATGGACAGCTTGAGATTAACTTCAAAGATGCTGTCGCAAAGACAAATCCTGAAATGCAGAAAGCTTTAGAACAAGACGCTAAAGTTCCGCAAACTCAGGAAATGCCAAAACCCGAAGAATGTGTCACAGATGAACAGAAAGTAGCAGCAATGTGTACTATTATGAACATGCGGCACAAGCAGAAGTCAGGAGGTATAGGTAAGAACGTAGCAAATATGATTGAATTTGCACGGGAAGCCTATAAACTTGACAAAGATGCAGAACCAGCACAAGTATTAGCAACTGTATTACTTAAGATGAAGGAAGCAGGACGAAACGCTACATTGCTTGAAGGTTGTGCGAATGCTATTTGGGATAATTTAACTGGTAATTTGTCAGTTTTAGCATCTCATGCTTGGCTTAAGAACCAATTAACAACATACAACGATGCGCAAGTTGCTAATGTTGTGAAAGTATTCTTAGCTAAGAAGATTACTGATGAAACTGCAAAAAACAATAACTACGAAGAAGAAGCAAAACGGTATTCTCAATTAATTAGTGGAACTAATGACGATCTGATCAATCGTATTATTACTTCTGCTAATAACGAAGGTAAAGATGAAGACAAACTTGTATATCCAGAAATCAAGGGTCTGAATCTTAAAGGTAAACACATTTCAGCAATAAAGACTGTAAACAATATGCGTATTGCTTATGGAGCAGAAATGAATGATAAGACGTTGAAACAAGTAATGCAGAAGGTGTCTGGCTTGTATACATCAACTTCTTTAAATCCCCTTACTTTCTATATTGAGAAATCTGCGTATGCTACTAAAAAGTAACAATTAACGCATTATCAAAATGAGTAAAAAACCAACAGTTTTATTTACGCTAGCAATGCTAGCTTTCGGTGGATATGTAGGATTTGTAACTAACTATACAAACACTGCCACCGCACATGAGTATGTGATTCCGAAGTTCACAGATGTACCTCGGACAAAAGACTTTAATATTGATATTAATTTGAACGATAACGCTATAAAATTAAATGGACAAAGCAACCCAGAACAAAATATCAATGTTGAAATCAAAAAGAAAGACAGTATCATCTATCTAACTTCTGTTGTAGAGAAGGAAGTACCTAAATATATTAAGGTAAGAGAACTGCCATCAGTTAAAGAGAATAAAACCACTTGTACGGATATTCTCCAAAGACTGAAACAACAACAATCAGAGAAGATAAATCTGAGTCGCAACTAGAACAGCCAATGCGATTATAGAGCTACAATGGTGTATATCCAGAGATATCTAAATCAAAGGATTAGAAAGTAAATGGTTAGATTACTTTCTTAAAATTAAGATAGTACAGAATATTAGTAGGAATAGAGTATAGCTACAACTATAGGCTATTACTGAAAGTATAATAACTTATTGTGTCTATATACTATCTATAGACTGAAGAAGCAATAAGATAGAGGGAGAGCGTGTACAACCCTCTTGTTTTTGGTGAGAACCGACTGGAGACAAAAACAGAAGACGCAATTAGTAGAGAGCAGTCTACAAAATTAAACAGTACAAGGGGAACGAAATCCTCTTAAGTTACTCGCAGACTTATCATAGTTTGAATCAAGAAGGAGTAATAAACACGATGATGCCCAACAAATCGTAGTGTCCAAGACTACGTGCTGAACATTATCGAGCATATAACGCTCTAGGGTAGCTCCAAACTCCCCTTTATGGCATAGACCATATAAAAATGTCAGTATAGTGTTCTATACTTATCTAAACAGTTATATTGTAACTTAATAAGTTTAGAGATAGTATATATGAAGATACTTAATTATAATATTATAGCACTACTTATTGAAAAAATATTGATAGATTACCTGGATTAGGTGTAAAGCCTATGCATAATGTTATGATACCAGTTCATAACTAATCCTAAGCTTGTATTACTATACACTCCAGTATAGAGGGATAGAGTGACAAAGTGAGTAGTAGATTGTGTGCCTATTGGCTGAGTAGCAATGATCCAATATTAATAAATAAGGAATCCTGCAACGGACCTCTTTAGGAAATAAGGAGTATGTGAGTTCAAGTAATATTATAATAAACTCAGTTGTTATCTATCTGAGTATAAACCTAGAGTGCTTTGCAACAGGGATATAAAGATAACTAGCGGATGAAGTGCGCAATAACACTATTTCAATACTAAGTGGAAGACATAAAGCTTAGAAGTACTAAATAATTTTATCCAGAAGCATAACTGGAGTTTTATCAAATTTGCACAAGGTGAGATACTCTATCCTTAAGAGTATATGTGAAAGTGAGCATCGCCCTACTCCCAGGTTGAAGAGAAGCAGACACATTAAGAGACGGACACGAAGCAGACCGGAGAAAAATCTGTGCATTGCACTAAGTAGTAGTCTTAACGAGAAGTGACAGAATGTAAATCTATTTAGGAAGTCTCTATTTATGAGAGAATAAACATGTTTAACTTAACTAATGAGGAAGTTCAATGGTAGGTTTTAGGACGAGTAGTGATAAGAAGACGAAAGTAAATCCGAGCCACCCTCGACTGTACAATATAATTGCTGACATTTGAAACATTTAAAGTATATTGCGCAACAATATATGTAAAGTGACGCTGATTCCTTACATTAAAGGATGATAGGTGGAAATCCTAAAGTTATGTGCAGAATAAGAACAAAGTCGTAAGTACACGCAGTCTTAGAATAAACTATTAGGCTATAGAGTGGGTGTTTTGAAACATAAACAGCTCAAAATAAAATTCGGTAGAAGTATTACCGATAGTGAAGTAACAGTTGTAGGTTATGAATCATATACAGTACTCCTTACTATAATAGGAAAAAGAGCACGTTATAGTTGCTGTTAGGCTCTTTAAACAATCAGAAACTAGCATAGCATTCGATTTCAGATAATTTCAGTTATAATGTTATTTGATGGGTATAAATCTCCTACCGTTGGAGTCCCGTTGTACCTCTTTAGGTATTAACTAGCATAGCATTCGATTTTCAGATGTCGAATTACATATCTTTTCATAGTTTAGTATTAATAATTTTATGAAGAACGGCTGACTCATCTGTCTCATGAGTAAAGTCCTACGGGGAATGCCGAGTGAAGTAATAACATCACGTTCTAGTAGTAATGTTAATAATACGAAAGCTTATCTTATAGTTTTTTCAGATTACTTATCAAATCTTAGCAGAATTTCGTTATAGAGTTTTACTGTTTGAATACAAGAAGTGGTTTTTAAGTTTTTAATAAACGAATAGATATTAGATGCTATTCCACTTAGATAAAAGAACTCTATAGCTTACTTTTTTAGATTAACTTAGTATTAACTTACTCCGTAGGTGGAATCAACCACGGAATCAAGAAAGGAGAAATTATGGAAACAACAAAATATGAAAGCGTGTTCAAAAATCCAGAAGGTTTTACTCAGCAAGAAATTACTCAGTTACGTACTAAAGTAATTGCATTTAGCCGTGCTTTAGTTGGTCGGCGGTTGGCAATCCCCGTAAGTGATAATTTAGATTTGAATTACAAGAAAAAAATAGCTGGTGATATGCCAGGTCTTGTACTTGCAAATCCGATGAAGAAGTATATGATTGAAACTGTTGATTTGTTCAACGTAGATATCGTGCGGACTGCAAATGGTAAGATTGTTATTATGTTTAATAATGACGAAAAGTTGCAGTTTGATTTACGGGCAGATGTAGATATCGTATTGAAAGCTGGTCCGAAAGATGTTCAAGATGCTATCTTGAAGTTTGAAGCAACTGGAGAACGGTCTCCGTTCTGGAATGTTAAAATGGTAACAGAAGTTGTCACTCAGTTGAATCAGAGTAATTTGACTGATCTTAACAATTTTATTGATGAATTGGCAAATCAGGGAGCTTCTCTGGAACAAATCAATAAGATTACTAAGGACGACACTACTGCTTACTACAAGAGCATCGACGAGTAATTAATCTTAAGTACACAAAACTATGGCAACAAGTAAAAAGCCAATAGATTCATATCACTTGCAGATGTTACAGCTAATTATGTCTGATCCTCGTATTCAAAATAATTTGCTAATGGATGGGAGCAAAACAATTAAAGTTGAATATGACGGAACAGTATTAATAGGACGCCACAAATATGGTTGGGTAAATAAGTGGTTTAATTCCTATTATGTAATAGACTTTTTTAGTTTAGTACAAAGAATAGCTTTTATCATCACAGATGTAGAAAGTAACAATTGTGATAAGTTAGGTTTGGTTGGGTTTCTGACAGAAGCAATTGATAAAGTACTTAAGAAAGATGAAAAAGAAAAAGTAATCGAGTTATTATTGTATTATTGTACATTACTCGATGAAAACAGTCCATTGAAATTGACCTATGATATTACAAAAGATGACCCAGGCTTTGACAAAAACATGGGTAATAACAGCAAGCGACGCAAAATGGTTGGGGTAGCAAATGCTTGCATAGATTTTGGGTATGAAAGAATACCCGTCAGTTTACATGTTGAAGGAGATTTATAATCGAATATATACATTTGGTTGGGTTCGTATTAAGTAGAAAATAATTGAAAATCAACATAAAATCAGTAAGAGTGTATACATTTGGTTGGGTTCGTATATACTCTTACTTACTTGCCTCTGATAATGTTACTAAGGTAACTAAGTGTTGGAAAGCCGAGAGAAGAAGAATCGGATGCCGTATCGAGATGTGACAGAGGCGCTAACTCTTTGATCTTGTCTGTCTTATTTCTTAATTTTATTGTTATTCGTATCAGCGGTCTGTGAAGATAGCTGATATTTTAAGTTATTAGACTTTGATCAGTCTATTAACTACACAGGTAGACTTTCTAATATACTATATGTAATTAACTAATTGTCAAATTATTTAAAATCAAGTATATATGAAAGCAAATAAATTTATTGAACAGCGTGATAAACTATCAGCAGATATTACTAAGTATTGGAATATTATTTCTATTGAGAATGTAGTAAATCGTAATTATCAACGTACTTACGATTTGAAAGAACTTTATAATACAATTAAAGGTCTTACAGATGATCGAGTAATTGTTAAATTAAAGATACTATGTATCAACATGGGTATAAAGAAATTTAGTGATTTACCAGCTGATTGTAATCAATTAGATGTATTTAAACTATGTGAATTACAAGAAATGAAAGTACATCTAAGTCGTATACGAACTTTGAATCCTGTTCTTAAGTCTAAGAAAGGTAAAAAAGCTCTGAATAAGACTGAAGTTTTAACTTCAAACTGGGTTAAAGCACGAATAAAAGAACTCGATTTAGAGATTCTGAAATTAAAAGAGAAACTTACTAAGTTCAATGAAGAAACAGAATTTGATGATTCTGCTGCTCCAATGTGCTTAGCAGCTTAAAATATAATAAGGAAGCGATAGGGAGAGTACGTACGGGAAATCTTAAAATATTAACCTATTTAGCTTCCTTTAGTTTTTAACTATTAAAATCAATTGTTATGAATCAAGAAACTAGAAATAAGAAAAATGCTAAATACCAGCAAAACTTACAGAAACGTTACGGATTAACTAAATCCTCAGATTATAAAGCTATGTGTAGTAAAGGAATATCTTTGTCAGAAAATATTAAACCTATGACAAAGGAATTTGTAACTACTCGTCGTCATGATAAAATAGTAAGTAGAGAAGTATATACTTATAAGTGGACTCCTGAAGCTACTAATGCACGAAAGGAGTATCGTGAAACTAAAAAAGGCATAGCTAGTATTCCTAAGAAACCTACACAGGTATCTGATAAAAAGGATAAAAAACAGTTATTAGAAGAACGTCCTTATTCTGGTTACCATAAAGAATTGGTACAGAATCTATATGGTAGCAATAAAGCAGAACGTATTGCTAAACAACAAGCTTATAAAGCAGCTCACGAAGAGAAAATTAAGAAAGTAGCTAAACAACTTGAAGAGTTCAAGATGTCTAAGAAGCTACAGTATTTAGAACAAAGACCGTATAAAGTAGTTATAGCTACTACAAACGATAAAGAGTTTAAGACAAGCTACTCTAATCTACCTATTGAACAACTTACTGAAGTAGTTACTAAATTGAATACAAAATTATCCGATAAATATAGTAACTATGAATCTATTACGATAGTAGATAGAGCAACTTTAGAAAAGAAATGCTTTGCTAAACATTTGCCAGAGATAAAGCAAGCAGCGTAGAGCGACAGACTTTTAGCAGGATAGTCTATAAAGAATCCTGCCTCAAGGGGTGTTCAGCTAGCAGGCAAGCGCAGGGTACAGGGAGGAATATTAGAGAGACTCTAATACACTATTTATAGTGCTGCAACCAATCGGCATCATGGGTTCGATTCCCATACACTCCACTAAATTTATACGCTATGAAGATAAGAGGAAAAACAGTATATGTCTATGATATTGAAGTTTTCCCAAATGTATTTCATTGCACAGCAAAGAATACTGAATCAGGAAAGTTTCATAAGTTTGAGATATCAAGCAGAAAAAATCAATTATCAGAATTAGTTGATTTTTTTCGTGTACCAAATATTAATGCACCATTAAAATTTGGAGATCTCTATACTACTGAAACTCAAATTGATTCAAATAAAATCTTTGCGGGATATAATAATTTACATTATGATAATCCTATTATTAACTATATAATAGATTATTATGATATACTTAAAAATAAACCATATCTAAGGATATGTGATAGTATTTCTAACTTAAGTAGAACTATAACTACATCTCAAGCGGATGACAACATAGAAGCATGGAAAAAATGGAAATATCAAGTATGGTATGATTCATTTGATATACTTACTATGTTATATTCACAGAAATTACGTGTTGGATTGAAGGAAATGCAAGTAACTATGCAATATCCTAATGTTCTAGAATTCAATGGAGACTTTAATAAGTTTCTAGAAGAAGATAGAATAGAAGAGATGATTGAGTATAATGTGAATGACGTTAATTCTACTGAAAAATTATTAAATCTGTGTTCTGAAGATATAGAATTAAGAATAGCTATCGAAGATGAATATAAAGTAAGAGTATTAAGTAAAGATGGAGTAAACATTGGAATGAAAATTCTAACGCAGAAATATCTTGAAAAGACTGGTTTAACATGGTGGGATATTAAAGACTTGAGAAGCCCAGCAGATGTTATAGACCTAAACAAAGTAATATTGCCTTATATAGAATATAAAGATCCTATACTTCGTAATGTACTATCTGATATGAAAAAGCAGATAGTATCACCAGGTAGAAAAGGATACGAAAACAAATTTGTATTTAGAGGATTAAAATATTCTGTAGGAGTTGGTGGTATTCACTCTGAAAACAAACCTGAGATAATTATTCCTAAGGAAGATGAAATGTTAATAGATATTGATGTTGCATCTCTGTATCCCAGTATGATAATAGAGTATAAATTCTATCCAAAACATTTGGGTTCTGAATTTCTAGAAGTTTATAATCAAGTTAAAGATGAACGAATAGAAGCAAAACATAATGGTATTAAGACTAAAGATAAAACGCTTAAATTAGCATTAAACGGTCTTAGTGGTAATCTACAGAATGAACATAATTTCTGTTATAGTCCTTTCGCAGTAATGCAGATTAGAATAAATGGACAATTACTATTACTTATGTTAGCAGAAAGATTATCTGATATTGGCTGTAGAATAGTACAGGCAAATACAGATGGTTTATTTGTTCTTCTTAAGAAGAATCTGTATGAAAAGTTACAAAGTATATGTAAGGAATGGGAACAACAAACGAGATTAACCCTAGAGGAAGATCGTTTTGAAGCTATGTATCAGTATGCTATTAATGATTATATAGCTGTAAAAGAAGGTTATCAAGCAATGAAGAAATTGTTTGAAACTGAACCAGAAAAAGCTCTAAATAAAAAGAAGAAGCCTTATACTTCTTTAGATATGATTAAAGATGATTATATCAAAGAAAAAGGTATGTTCATTACTAAGGTATTACTCGGTAAGGGAATGTCTGCAAAGATTATTCCAGAAGCTATTAGAGATTATTTTGTTGATGGTATTCCTGTAAAAGATACTATCTACAATTGTAAAGATATTAAGAAGTTTCTTACTTACCAGAAAGTAGATAAGAAATTCTCTGTAGAATATAATGGGGAACTGACACAAAGAATCAATAGATTCTACGCATCTACTAATGGTCCTTATTTATATAAATGTAAAATAGTAAACAGAGATATTGAGATACCGCAATATCTCGTATATCTCAAAACAGGAGAAAGTATAATAACTACAGATCCAAATCAGTTTTACTATAATTCTAATGTAGAACAGATATTACCTTATAGTTCAAAGATTATAACTAAAGGTACTAGAGTAGACTATACTAATCTACTTACTGCATCTGGTGTTACTATACTAAACAAATTTGATAATAAACCTATAGAAGAAAGAAAGATCAATTATCGCTACTATTTAAAGGAAGCGTTAAAGATCATTGAAGAATTAAAACCAAGACAACTAACGTTGTTTTAACAAATATTTCCAGATTGTATCAAAAGTTAGTTCATAAAGTACTATATTATGATACTAGAATTAGATACAACATTATTAGATATTTTTGGAGAAATATCAATTAATCAGTTAGTATTTTTAACTCTTGTGTTGAATGATAATCAAAGTAATAATCAAGACGTTCACAAGTTTCTCAGCCGAATAAGTGAAAACGACATACAAGAGTTAATCGACAATGACCTTATCTCCTTTACTACTTCAGGAGATAATAAAATTTATAGTCCTACAGAAAAACTATTATCAAGTGTAAAACAAGATAAGACATGGTTTGATGAGTTCTATGAAGTATTTCCAGTGTATGTTTTAAGACCAGATGGTACTAAAGGTTTTTTACGATCTAATATAAATAAGTGTCGTAAAGAATATAATCGTATCGTAGGTAAATCTAGAGCAATGCACGAACACCTTCTTCAATGTCTTCAATATGAAATTGAAAACAAAATGATAACTGGTAAAATAGGTTATATGAAAACGATGTGGAAATGGCTCACTCAACATGAGTGGGAGGTTATTGAAGAGCAAATGAGTTATGAATCTGAAATGCCTGTAAGTTATGGAGAATACGGAACAGAATGCCGTTAAAATACTACCTTTTGAGTCAATATCTCAGGTAGCAAATAAATCCATAAACTACATTAAAGCTAGAAAAAATCATAGTATAGTATCCTTAAAAACTAGATGGGATAAATTCAATAAAGCTACTGGCGGAATTGAACCAAATATGATATTTACTATAGCTGGTATATCAGGTAGTGGTAAGAGCTCAGTTGCAAATATGTTAGTAATGGATTTAATTGATCTTAATCCTGATCAGGATATCGTAGTATTATACTTTAGTTTAGAGATGGTAGACTACAGAAACGTTGGTCGTGTAATAAGTAATAAAACTAAGAAAACTGTATCTGAATTATATAGTTCAGTAGAAACACTTAGCGATGAAGACTTATTAAAAGCTGAATCGGCAGCTGAAACCATTAAGAAATACAATATATACTTTGTTGATAAAGTATGTAATGTAGAAGAAATAGGTAATACTATAGATTACTTTCATAATACTGTAGCTAACGGTCGTTGGCTAATAGTAGTATTAGACCACGTTCTTCTAGTAAATGGAGAAGGTGGAGAAAGAAGTACAATAGTCGATTTACAGAAAATGTTTATACAGAAGAAAAAACTTTCTAACACTAGTATAATACAGCTTTCACAGATGAATCGTAATATTGAAAGTCCTGATAGAATTAATAATCCAAGTACTCACTTCCCAATGAGAAGTGATTTATCAGCATCTGATGCAATATTTCAAGCTAGTGATTTTGTTATTGCTGTTCACAGACCAGAGATACTTAATCTAGCTATATATGGAGTACGTCGTCTACCTGTAAAAAATAAGGTTTATATGCATTTCTTAAAAGTAAGAGATGGTGAACCCTGTATATTAGAATTTGAAAACGAACTTCAATATGGCAATCTAATTGAAACAAATACTGCAAGTGCTGAAGAACAAAAAGTAGTATTTAAACAAATTAAAAAAGGCTGATTATGAAAGGTTTTACAATTAAACTTCCGAAACAAAATATTGACCCTCAGGGTTCTTTGAAAAATCGTATATTAAACGAAGTTAAAAACCGCTTACCGTTTGCTAAATGGTATGGAATTCACACTCCGGAAGATCCGGAATACAGTATATCATATGCAGGTCCTGAAGACTTGCTATGTTTTGGATGCAACCGAAATGCACATTTCTCTGCATTCAATAAAAAATATTATCGACCGACATGTTCATATGATAATTCACTTACATGTCCGTTCGCAAATCGAGCATTTAAGTTGCGTCAATATGATGCTATTTCAGAATTTGATTTAGCATTAAAACGATTAGCAGAATATGCTAAGATTATGGAAGACTATGAAGAAGATCGTGGTTACGATTTTACTTACATGGGTCAACCTGTACGTATTTACCAGAAGTTTATTCAAATTGGTTATACAATCATTCCTATTGATAATCCTAGTCTGTTTTTGAATAACTATCGTAAAGCAGATAAAAATAATATAGTAAATGTTATTATTAATATTAGTAACAGTACTACTGTTAACAATATTCTCAACAATGAATAACGAATAACTTTACATTGTGTAAAATTTCAGTTTTTGTCAGATAATTTCAGAATCTCACAGGTAAAGCGTTAACCTATTTTAATATGTTAATACTACCAAAAGAGAAAAACAAACCAAAGGTTAACAATCCAAGATTCTTAATCTTGTTTGGTCGACCCAAATCAGGTAAAACTACTTTATTATCGAAGCTTGATAACTGTCTTATTGTAGACTTAGAGGGAGGTTCAGAGTTTCTAGAAGCTCTCTCTATTCAAGCTCGTACTATTGAAGACTTAGGTAATATATCTAGAGCAATTGGTGAAGAAGCAGCTAAAACTGGTAACAAACCTTACAAATATATTGCCATAGATAATGCTACTAGATTAGAAGAAATGTGTCTAGGTTATGCTAAGGTATTATATCGTCAAACTCCAATGGGTAAATCCTATAATGGAGATGATATACGTACATTACCAAATGGTAGTGGATATATGTATCTTCGCATGGCAGTTAGAAAAGTAATAGATATGTTTCGTAATCTATGTGATAATTTTATTCTTATTGGTCATACTAAAGAAAAAATGATTAATAAAGAAGGAGAAGAATTATCAGAAATGGCACTAGATTTAGTAGGAAAACTAGGTGATATAGTATGTGGAGAAGCAGATGCTGTTGGTTATGTCTATCGTAAAAAGAACGAAACTATTATATCTTTTGAAGGTGGAGATAATTCAGTAAGAGAAGCTAGAGCTCCTCACTTACGAGGTAAGAAGATAGTTATCGCAGAAAGCGATGAAAATAATGATATTAAAGTTCACTGGGATAAAATTTATTTAGACGAGTGCGCAGCCTGATTTAAAAACTTAAAAATATTGAAATTATGACATATAGTAAAGAACGTGCAGCAAGTATTAGCAAAAGTGATATTAAGTATATTCCCGCTGGTATTATTGAAAATGTAGTATTGAAGAGTGTAAAAACAGAAGTTTCTCCGAATGGTAATCAATTCTTAGAAATTGTTTTTGAGAAAGATGGAGCAACATTAACTCATACAGAATGGAAACCTACACTTGGTGGGTTTGTAACTACAGAAGAACAACTCCAGACAAAAATGGATAAACAGTATTCTCGTATGTTGCAGATACTTAACTGTTACTATAAAGACGAAGAACTTGACTTTAATGGAGAAAGCTTTGAACAGTTTGCTCAGTGGATTACTGATATGCTGAACAAAGTAGATAAGAGTAAAAAACTTAGAGCAAAAATAGTATATAATGATAAAGGATACACTACTTTGCCTAATTATGCTAAGTATACTTTTATTGAACCTATGGAATTGCCAGAAGGTAAATCATCTTCTATTGCTATGCTAAATATTGACCAATTTACAAAGCCTGTTGTAGCAGATAAAGAAGTAAAAAACGATAACCCGTTTAGTGCAACTTCATCTACTACTAATACACAAGCTTTTACAGATAAAACAGATGATCTGCCATTTTAATCTAAAGTAGATCATTATTAATAAATAAGGGTAGTGTAAAAGCTACCCTTATTCTTTTTTAATCATTAAAATAAATCATCATGGTAGAAATAGAACATATTCAAGATATAGAAAAAGATCAACCTGCAAAATCTAGTGCGAAAGAACAGAAATTAAAAGATCCTGTAGATGCAAATACGGAAACTCAAGATACTGAAGTATCTGAAGCTACAGAGCATGATAAACAGATTGAAAATCAAGAAGATAATACACCTGAAAATAATATTTTAGTTAATAGTAACACAAATGTTCATGATTTAAAACCTGGAAATAGATTTTATGGTAGTATAAAATATAACAATCCTAAAGGAAAACAACAAGCACAGCAAGGTATTTTCTTAATATTAACTTCAGAAGTAAAAGGAAAGAAAGGACAATCCAGAGAATATACTATGACAAATTGTACTGGACAAAAGTACAAAGTATGTAGTGGAGCTATTAAAATAGCTAATATAACAGATCTCAAAAAGAAGAAAAAAATAGAGAAAAAAGCACTAGAACAATTTGGAAGTAAAACAGAAATCAAAGAATTGCTTAACAAATTAGAAGAAGAATTTAAAAAGAAAGAGGAAGAAGAAAAGGAAAAAGAAGAATTAAAGAAAATTCAATTCTCATTTAGTTCACTAGAACCAGAAGACAAGCTTAAAAGTTTAATTAAAGCAGGTATGAATAACATCTGGATGGTTGGTCCAGCTGGTTGTGGTAAATCAACTATAGCTCGTAATACAGCTAAAGAACTAGATATTCCTTACTTATGTATTTCTTGTGGTATTGGTACTTCTGCAACAGAATTTACAGGATATAAATATCCTACTCGTGAAGCAACTAAGTTTGCTGAATTCTATGCTAAGAAGTCAATAATCCTTATAGATGAGATGACTGCGCTCGATCCATCTGTAGCACAGGTTATTAATGCAGCATTGGCAAACGGTGAAATAGAGACTACTACAGGTACTGTTTTACGACATCCTGAATGTATCATTATTGCTACATCAAATACTTTTGGTAATGGAGCAGATCGTCAGTATGTTGCTAATAACCAACTAGATGCTTCAACAATTGACCGTTTTACTGGAGCAATAATTGAAGTAAATTACTCTGTTAAATATGAGTCACAATTTGATCACGAAGTAGTAGATTATATTTATTTACTACGCGACTGCATTAAAATAAATTCATTACGCCGTATTGCATCTACTCGTATGATTCAAGCAGCAGAAAAGATGAAAAAAGTAGGTATGTCAGACTGGAAAGATATGCTTATTATTAACTGGTCTGATACCGAAAAGAATATAGTAAAACAATATATTCAAAAAGTAGAAGAAAATAAAACTAGACAAAGTGTTGATTCAACAATTAAATCTATACGTAACCGTTTTTCAAATTCTACTTCAACAATGGAACTTAAAACAGCAGCGTAATGAAAAAACTGAATTTAAATATTAATATAAATTCATTAGATGAATTTTACAGAGAATGTGACAATATTGAAGGAGGTAATCCTGCTGAAATAAATAATATTGAAAATAGCGATGATCCTTGTTTTAGAGGATTATCTATAGCAGAAATACATGATTCTAAATATAGTTATACCAAAGGTTTAGATAATTTAAAGAAAATAGAAAAGGATATAAATCTAGGAGGTCGTAAACATAAATATAAATACGATGATTCTGATGGAGATGATATGAACTTTGATCGGTACATAGAAGGTCTACCTTGCCTAAAGAAAAGAATACCTACACATGGTATAGGTACTGGTAAGTTCGTTAAACTTCATATTTCTATATGTGAGAATTGCTGGTGTTCAGCTAAAAATCTTATGATTCGTGCATATACTGTTATGAGAATAATAGATATGCTAGAATCCCAAGGATATCGTGTTCAAATATCTGCATATGCAGATAATGAAGATCCTGGTTATTTTAACGGAGAACCTATAGGATTTCTTGGAGTTGAAGTTATAATTAAGAAGTTTGAAGATCCTTTAATTAAAGGACAAATACTTACAGCAATATCTCCTTGGTTCTTTAGATACTGGATGTTTAAATTCTGGAATGCTAAATTTAAAATGAATTGGGGATACGGACATTCAGTTAGACCAATGAAGAAAGAAACAACTTCTGACATCTACATTCAGACAGGTGAAGCTTTAACTGATGAAGATGCAGAACGAACTATAAAGAGAATATCGAAACTATTTAATAAAGAAGAATAGTTTCAACTACTAGGAGGATTTGTAACAATCCTATATGGCACTATCAATTTAAGGATATTAGATAATTTATGGAAGCGTGAGCCTGCACAGCAGAAATAAAAATCTATCTCTGGATAGGCGTGGTTCGATTCCACGACTAGTAGCAAACTAAAACAGATTGCATATGTATAGTAGAAAGCGAGCAAAACTCCCAGATAACATTACTCTAGATTGGATACTTTCTAAAGTAACAGAATATGATATATATGCAAAATATATAGGTCAATTTAAAGTAGGTATGATATATAATAGTCCATTTAGGAAGGATAAAAATCCATCCTTTGGTATTTACTATAGTAAACGTACTAAACAACTACTTTTTAAAGATCATGGAACAGGTGAATGTGGTAATGTAATTAAATTTGTGTCATTATTTACTGGTAAAACAGAATATAATGATATATTATCTGATATAGTAGATAAGTTAAATATTACTAACAACACTAAACTCGTTAGCTCTAAGCAATATATACCGCCAACTGAAACAGTAATTGGTGTAGTACGTCAGGAATTTACTGATGTAGATATCAATTACTGGAAACAGTTTAATATTTCTATAAATACTCTAAAGAAATTCAATGTAAATAGTATTAAATATTATTTATGTAACGGAATAGTAAAGGGTACTTATAAACGAGAAAATCCAATGTATGCATATAAGGTCTATAATAACTTTAAGATATATAGACCATTAGCAGATAAATATACTAAGTGGAGAAACAATCTTACAGACTATGATATCCAAGGCTATGAGCAGTTGCCTCAGAAAGGTGATATATTATTTATCACAAAGTCCATGAAAGATGTTATGTGTTTGCATGAAATGGGTTATCCAGCAGTTTCTCCATCTTCAGAGAGTACATTTCTACCTAAAGATGTATTAGAGCAACTTAAGACGCGTTTTAAGCATATTATAATACTATTTGATAGAGATGTAGCTGGAGTAAAAAGAAGTCGCAAATTAAGCCGAGAAACAGGCTTAGAAGCAATATTTATTAACAAAAAATTCAAAGCTAAAGATGTATCTGATGCTGTTAAAGCAAATAGCTTTGAAGAAATAAAAAATTGGTTAGATGAAACTATTAAAAACTATAGGTAAAGTAATAGCATTACCTTTTGATTTAGCTCTAATACTTGGAAAGTTGTTATTAATTCCAATCAAATTAGTGAGTGTGTTGTTGCATGGAGAATTTACTGAATGGAATAAAAAACGTAAGTTTATAGCAAATTCAATTAAAGAAATGTTTAAAGCTTTTAAACATAATAAAGATTATTCTTTCTTACATTCAGTAGGATTTACGGATGAAAACGGTAATTTCTCTGAAAGAATTGAAACGTTTAAAATAACTAAAGATAGTGTACAACATTATATTGACTATGCTAAAGCAAGCCTTAAACAAGAAAGTGCGTAATGCTACTAAACAAGAAATAGATGGAATAGTATTTCGATCTAAGTTAGAAGCTTATACATATTAGAAACTAAAGGAAGCGGGTATATCAGCTGAATATGAACAGCACAGATATACTTTACTTCCTAAGTTTGTATATAATAACTCTACAGTTAGAGCTATTACTTATTTACCAGACTTTGTAGGAAATAGTTTTGTTATAGAATGTAAAGGATTTGCTACAGATTCTTGGGCAAATAGAGAAAAACTATTCAAGTATTATTTAAGCTTGAATGAACCAGATACTAAATTTTATTTAGTAAAGAATAAAAAACAAGTTGATGAATTAATCAACAAATTAAAATCTTAAATTTTCAGATTATGGCAAAGAACGAATTTATTAAAATAGGAGAACAGATAATTGCAAAACCTAAAGGTGCTGATTATGATTTAATACCTAGTAAAGTATATGACCTAAGTTGGAATAGATGGGAAGATTCACCTATATTCAAGGAAAATGGTGAATTAAATCTACCAAAGAAAGTCTATTCTACTAAAACAGATGATATATTTAAGAAGCGTATTATAACCTATTTTAATAAAGCAAATACAAATACTACTGGTGTAATGCTAGCTGGTACTAAAGGTACAGGTAAGACTGTAATGGCAAAAATATTAGCTAAGGAATCAGGTTTACCTATTATTGTAGTTAATCCTGATTATCCAGAAGGTAAACTTATTAAGTTTTTTAAGTCCTTTACTACTCCAGTATGTGTTTTGTTTGATGAAGTTGAAAAGAACTTCAAAACTGAGTATATGCTAGATTTCTTAGATGGAGTTGAAAAGACTGCACAGAAACTAGTAATTATGACTTGCAATGATTTAAGCAAAGTTAGTCAGTATATGCAAGATCGCTGTTCACGTATTCGTTATTTACGTCGATATTCTCCTGATGAAAATGCTGCATTCTTACCGATGTTAGCTGATGATTTTGGTATTAAGAACAAAGAAGAAGTAGTAAAATTCTGTAAAGAGAATATTAAACTACTTTCTATGGATAACATTGTTTCTTTCATGAGTGAAGTCAAAATGCTAGAAGATGAAGATATTAGTCTTCAGGAAATCATAAACATTATGAATATCTCTACTGAAAATATACCAACTAAAGTTAGTGATACTGTAGAATATGACGATGAGTATGATAATGAAGATAATGAATATAGTGATGATGATTACGAATGTTGTGGTGCAGCATGAAAACAAATAAGGCTAGATATATTCTAGCCTTTTAACTTATATAAACATGAAAATATGCGGTATAAGTGATATACATGGTAATCTCATTGAGAATATACCTGAGTGTGATGTACTATGTATATGTGGTGATATAGTAACATTAAATGCTCAAAGAAATATTGAAGCATCTAAACATTGGTGGGAAACAAAATTCATAAAGTGGGTAGATAAATTACCTTGTAAGAAGGTAATTATTATACCAGGTAATCATGATTTTTACTTAGAATATAAGTATAAATTAAATGAATGGGGTTCTTTTAAAGATCATATGCAAATTTTATCTAAAGGTAAATTAGTATTTCTTATAGATGAAATGTATATATATGAAGGTGTTAAATTCTACGGATCTCCTTGGATTAAACCAATTGAATTTCAAGAGGACAGATGGGCATTTAGTAGATTTGATACTTACGAAGATATACCACAATGTGATATACTACTAACACATGATAATCCATTTTGTAATGAAGCTCTAGATGTTTTCTCCTTTGGAAAGAGTAAATATCATTTATATGGGCATTGGCATGATGGATCTAGTGACGTAAATTCTGGAAGATACAATTGTTCTAGATTGAATAGTTGTTATAGTTTTAAAAAGAATTATGAATTTGTAGTATTAGATATTATGACGGAAAAGGAAAAGAAACAAGTAGAACAAGCATTTTTAGATAAGCTTATTAGTCAAGCATACAATAATAATGTAGCAGATTGGCTTAAGACATTTAAAGAAGTTGAACTACAACAAGATAAAGAAGATGAATTAGTTTGGGATACTTCAGCAGAAGTTCCTGAATCAGCTGTAATTAGTGACATGGAGGATTAAGTATGAAAGTAGAAGGAATTGTTACAGATAATGAACGTATTGCAATTGAAGCAATGTTCAATAATGTTATTGATAATACTATAGAAATACAAGCTATAGAAGAAAAAGTAATTATAGAGTATGTTAAAGAATAAGATGGATATTAGTATTCCTTATTACGAAGATAATAGCAGAGTAAGTAATTCTGCAATAGGATGGTTTATTAAAAGAGGTCCTAGATATTTTCGTGATATGCTTGATGGAAAAGAAGAAGGAATGAATTTTTCTTTTCTTGAAAAAGGAACTATGATACATGAATATTTACTTCAACCAGATGAATTCTGGAAAGATTATATTATTCTTGATTTTGCAATACCTAAAGTAAAACAGCAAAAGGATTTATTAGATGAGTATCACAGACTTATGCAAGTAAATCCATTAGAATCTCAAGATAAGCTTAAACTATTAGCTTATAAAAAAGCTTATAGTAATAAGAAATCTGATGAGAAATGTATTGAAGAAGCTGAAGGTCTTATTATGATTTATCAAGATTACTTAGAATACTTGAGTAAGAAAGATGATAATAAGAAGATAATTAGCTTTGCTGATTTACAAATGCTTAAGAAGATTAAGGAAAATATTCAGAATCACAAGAAAGCAAATGAATTGCTTTTTAATTTACCATCTACTTTTGAAACTCATAATGAATTTCATATTAACTGGCAAGTTAATAGAATCAATAATATTAAATGTAAATCTTTACTAGATAGAGTATGTTTTGATCATGTTAATAAGAAGATAATTCTAATTGACTTAAAAACAACTGTAAATGTCTATGATTTTGCACATTCTGTAGAAGAATATGATTATTACAGACAAATTGCTTATTATGGATTAGCAATTCAATGGTATATGCAAGAGGTATTAAATCTTAATTCTGAAGAATATGATTTTGAAGCATATATTATTGCTATAGGTAAAGATTCTGAAAATCAAATTAGAGTGTTTAACATGAAAAATGATAAAATACTCAGTGAGAAAGTTGATTTAATTAACAATTCTTTACAGAAAATTTCATATCATATCAGTACAGATCAATGGGATCACTCAGTAGAATACTACGAAGGTGATGGTGTTGAAAAACTATAATAAATGCTTAATATTTTTAAGTGATTTTATAGAAGCGAAGATATCTTACTTTGATTGTCCAGCATTTGTAAATATGTATACAAATTTAAAAGGAGACAATTCTGAAGGAAAATTATATTTAGTTTATAAGTTTAGTAGTCATTATGAACTATCTAAAAAAATAGAGGAAATCAGTTGTAATAAAACATATTATAACTGGTTTCCTTATACTATAAATAAACAATCTTATATTGTCTTTTCATTTAAAGTTAGTAAAGATAAAATACAAGAATTAGAATTCTGTAAAAAAGGTAGATTTACTGATAGTTATTTAGATGTAAAAGATTTAGTTGTTATTTGGAAAGACTACTTAGATCAATTTGATGATTTGCTTAAGTCAAATGACTTTTGCTCTGATTATACTTGTACTTGTTAAAAATAAAAGGCTGGATTATTTCCAGCCTTTTACATTAATCAGAATCTCTATTTGCAATTTGAGTTTCGTAATATCTTCTTTTAGAAGGTATATCCTATAATTCCCATATATTTTTAAACGGAGTTATTTTCATTCCAAATTTAAAAGTAGGAGAAAAACCTTTATAAGCGCCTCTATCTATTTTTTCATCTTCATTATTAATCAGATTATGTACCCATGCTGGTACAGTAGAAATTAATCCAGAAAAGTTATCATAATAACTGTAAATGGGGAATGGAGTTTTGATAGTTGAGATAGCGTCTTGGATTGCCCAAGGGGTAGAAGACATCATAGTTTCAAAATCTGTTCTTACTAAAGCAAAAGCTAATAATTGTTTTAATATATTATCTTTATCATCATCTGCCCAAGCCTTTGCTATTGGCATTAAGAAGAAATGCAATATATGTACACCTATTAGTTCTAAAGATAATTGTCTTATTACTCTACGCTAATCGTATGTAGAATTCTACATATACTTCTACCATAAACTAATATTCCTAGTATCTCTTCTTATTGCAGAAATAATACTAAAAGGAACTCTAAACAAAGCCTCTTTATATCTTTGAGAACTATAATCCCATTGTCTATTCTATACCCATCTTTCTTGAAGTATAATAGGCATAAATTGTCTGTGCATCATTACTAAACTTCCTATAATATTACTACTTAACATAGTTTTCTATAGTGGAGTAAGCTAACCATCAGCAGATTGAGCTAAATTTCTAGCAGTATTACCAATGGTTTCTTTTTTAGCATCCCAGGCTTTTTGATAAGCAGGGTCTTTGGTTACGATATTTCCATTTTTATACTCTACTAAATCTCTAGAGGATCTAAATGTGTTCCATTGATTTAACATTACTTCGTCGTTACTATATTTACGTTTAAATTCTTCGCTACTAAGAAACTCTCCATTTACGTATCTATAGTTGTACATAACAGAATTTAGAATATGACCTTTTACAACATAATCACTTAAAGAGTATACTCCAAAAGCCCAGTTTCTAGCTATTTGTTTTTGAAAAGTAGATAGATTAAGTCTGTCTGTTTTTATTTCAGCGCCCACTTGAAAATATTCCATTAGCTTCATCTATGTACTATTATGATAATCACTAAGTAAACTGAAATTATTTTTAAATAAGTCTACAATCAAAGCTTTAGCACCATTAATACTATCTTCAAAACTATAATACCTACCAGAAAGCGAATTAATTATATCATTATAGACTGCTGTAAAAAAACCCGTAGTAGCACATATAATGTTTAAACCTAGATTTACAGTAGTTCCTAATGCTTTTAAACCTAGCATTAATTTAGTAAAATTAACTTTTCTAGGTTTTATATGACCTTTAAATCCTAGTATAGAATAATCTCTTTCTTTGATATCCCATATAGCAGATTTAGTCTTAATGTCATATATATTCATCTCTACGAAACTTTTAGCAAACTTATATATATTAGATTCCTGCCCTTTTTTACTCCTTCCTCTGTACTTACTTTTGACGTCTCGATTGCCTATAAATTGTAAGATAGCTTCGGTTTTAGGTTTGAGTTCACTTTTTATTCTAAAGTTTTCAGCCATTTTAAAATACTCTACTATAGAGCCAACAGTATTAGCTGTAATAGTAGAAGGATCATCCAGACTTTTAACATAATTCTGTGGAACAAAATATAATTTATCTGTGCCAGTATCTACTGTTTCATCGTTTAAACCAGTATCGTCATTTCTAGTAGATACTTTATCTTTCCAATATTCTTTAAAACCTTCAAAACCTCTAGCTCTAACATATCTCCACATAGAACCTGATATTTGTGGCAATCTATATGAACTTAAATTAGTAAGATTAGTAAGTTTGCTATTTGATTCTTTAAGAGTATTCACACATTCTTTGTATAATTCATGTAAATCTTCATTTGAAGATACTTTATTAAATGCTTCTGAATTATCGTATAGTTCTAATTTAGGCAAATAGTATTCTCCCTAGTCTTCAACTTCTGGTTTGTAGTTCTTATTAACAAATGGAGAATTCTAATCTACCTCTGAAAAGTAAATAGATGGCTGTTCTTTAAGTATATATTTTTCTTTCACTGGAACAACTGTTGTAAGATAAGATTTAGGATATATATTACCTTGACTATCTCTATTACAATGTGTCATTTCAAATTCTGCTAAAGTTCCATTAGCAATGGCATCAGCTCTAAGTTTATAAAATAATTTAGATGGTATTACTTTAGCTATATCATTGAATTTTAATCCAGTAGTTTTCTTTTTACCGTTTCTTTTTCTTATCTTATATAAATCTACATCTATTTTATCTAATTCAGCCTGAGCAACTCCTGGTATTAATTTTTCAATTTCGTGTGTCTTATCATCTCTAAATTGTTTAAGTATGGCTCTCTTTCTTTCTTGTAACTATTCATATAGCTTTTTATCCGATTCGTTATTTATTTCAGATCTTTCTACTTTAGAAAGATCATCGTAGAATTCCTAAGTATACTCATCTCTAGAATTATACTATAACCATCTTTGATACTGAGCTTCAGATAAACTCGCTTTTTTTTCAGCCTTAATTTTATCAAATAATGCTTTATTTGATTTTAAAACCATACCTTTAGACAACTTATCATTTAATGCAGCTAGTTCTACAGCTATTTCATATTCTTCACCTTGCTTTAATTTTCCATCTATACCGTATATACTAGCTAACTATTTTTTTTCTAAATATAAATCCTTTAGTTTACTTTGATTTTCTTCTGACAACTTACTTGTGTCATAGAATCCATTAGCGTCTTTTACAGTATCTAGTAGTTTGTGTATTTTGATTTGTACTAATTCTCTAGCATCAGCGGCTAAAGGTGATAGATTGTTAAATAGTTCATAGTATTCAGGAGTATATTTTCTTTCACAATGTTCTGATAACCATTTGTTTTTTCTTTTATTGTACTCTGTACGTATAGTTGGATTTACAGAACGTAAATCATCTACATCTAACATGCCTAAATCACTTCTGAGCTACTTTAAGAATTGTTTATAGTCATTATTAAATCTACCATAGTTTCTTTTTCTAACTAGATATCCAGTAGGTAAACCATTTTCATCAAGCTCTACTAATTTTTTTTGATTAAAAGTACCAGCTTTTTTTAACAGGTCTGTTAGTTTATTATACTTTTCATAAGTAGCTCTATTAACTTCAAATTCTGCATTTTGAGTTATATGAAATAAAGCTCTAATAGCTTCGTCGTTAATTTTATCTCCAGCTCCTACCCAAGCGGTAATAGCTAATATATCTTTACCTACTGTTTCTTGATGTTCCTATATATAATTTTCTATAGTTGGACTATTAACAGATATACCAATTCTTCTAATTTCTTCAGCAGACTACTTAGTAATCATATTATTAACATTGTTAGCTCCTACATTTAGGATAGTCTGCATTCTTCTTGCTTCCTTTAATAAATTTCTATATAGATTTTCTCCAACTATATATTTATATTCTTCTGTAGCAGATAAAGTATTAACACATTCATCTAGCATTGGACAATAAAAATTAAAGAAATCTTGTTTTAAATCCAACAGCTACTTTAGTGTCATTTTATCCTACACTCCATTTACCACATCTCTGATTTGTCTTATGGTAGATAATATATCATATTTAGTACTATATATAAAGTTAGTTATATTCTAAATTCTATCTACTGTCCTATTTTCTAATTCAGATATTTGTAATGTTAAAGCTGCTTTAAATTCATCTGTAACATTGGTGTCTTTTTTATTCAGAGTATATAATCTAGCTTTAAGACCATCGTGTATTTTTTGTATTACTCTTTCTAATTCTTTTTCAAGATTTTCTTTAGTAGCATAATCATATTTATCAAAATACTATCTGTATGCTTCTATATATTCTTGTACATCTTGTTGATACCTTTCATCTAGACTATTAGTTAAGTAATACTACAATGATTCATCTAGCTCTGATCCTTTTATTCTACTGTCAGAAGCGGAAAAAGAACCAGTATTATCAACAGATTTAATTTTAGATGTATCTAATTCTGTTAATTCTTTAGTAGAATCATATTCTGGATCAGAAACAAACACTCTATCTCCATCAAATTCTGTAATAATAGGTTCACCGTTTTCATCTATAGCTGTAGATCCTTCAAACCACATACTAAACGTTTCTGTAAAGGTTTTAGCTTTTCCTTTTATAGCAGCAGCTCTGTCTCCATTATAATACTACAGTAAGTCTGAAAATAGCTTAGATGGCTTACCATCTTTTGTCTAATCAATAGGATTACCATTGTTTTCATTCCAGATATGGTAGGCGCCAATTTCGCCTACCAATTCTTTTAATTCATTAAATTCTTTTAGGACATTCTTATCACTAAAATTTGGACATATAATCATAATTATTTACCTTTACAGTTTTTATAAGCTTCATCGTTAAATTTCATATCTTGAACAGTATCAGTCCCAGTATTCATATCTGTAATTATATCTTGTACCTATTCATACTGAGTAATACCAGCATTTAATATAGAATCAAAGTATGGACTTTCTCCAAACACATCATCAGTTATTTCTGTAAAATTCAATACATCGTCACTTATTATAGTCTAAGTTCCATCTTCCATATCTACTTGCATATCTGATAACATAACAGAATCATCTTGTCCTACCGTTATTGTAGAAATTTGTTCGTCTACTTCTCCATAAATAGTAGAAGACTAAGTATCTTCTGTATTATGTATTTCATTAGATGCTTCTAAATCTGAACCTACTGTTGTAACTTCTGGCTCTTCAAAGCTAACTATTTCTTGTTTTTCTACAGTATTAATTACTATAGCATCTGAAGATTCATACACTAAAGTGGTATGATTTTTATTTGTCATAGGTTCAAAAAATTTCTAGACTAATTGTTCTATTTGTCCATTGTTCCAAATAGCTTCTTTAGGCAAAGCATTTTCTTCAAACGCAGATTGTTCCCCAGATTGTTTTTGATATTCATAGTACACTTTTCTATCATCTTTTGTACCAAGTGCAGGTATAATTTTATATACAGATTGTTTTGTATTTTTTACTGGATCACCATTTTCATCAGTTTGATATACTGTTGCTACTTTCTGATACAATATATAACTATTGATGTCATTAGGATTAAGTTGAATCTTAATAAATGGTTGATTAGCTCTCCAACTACTAAATACTGCTGGCATTGGTTTAGAATCAGGCTTTATTTGAACTAATGTGCCATATTTATTATCGTAATTACTTAATTGATACGGCTTAACTATCTTATCGTTTCTATAAGCATTTCTAGCTATTTCTGTAAATAACTCTGTAAAGTTATTATTCTGCATGTTTTCAGAATTAAAACCAAAATAGTCCATACCTACTAATTTATCATTATTAAGTATTTCTATAGCAGCTTTAATTGCATCTGAATAACCTTTTTGTTTCTTCCAAGCAGTAGTTATTACATCGAAGAATGAATCAGTACTTCTATTATCGAAACTAGTTAAGTAAGCATATACACCCAATCTATTAGCAAACTTTCTTATACCTTCATCTTCACAGTCTAGTAGATCTTGATATGCTGACAATAATCTGTTTTCATAAGTAGCAGTATTAGTTAAAGCGTTATCTGCTGTTACTATTCTATCATATTTCTAGTTAGTACCATCAGATGCATATTCTTGTAGATAGTTAAGTAACTCATTCTTAATATGACCATTGAACGCAATTGCTGGTAAATCATTACGTTTTCTTAAATCATTTTTAATCTAAGTTAACCTTTTAGCTATACTTTTAGGTCCTCTTAACATATTAAGGAATTTCTTATCGCTAATATTAAAGTCCTCAACTGCATTCACTACAGCTTTAGTTCTTAGTGAGGTAGTTAATATTTTTGATAATTCAGCTACAGTGTTTTTATCTGAAGAATTACCTAAAAAGAAGTCACATGCAGCATTAAATATTGTCTTATATCCTTTTGTAGCTTCTATGACCTGTCCGCTTAATAATATTCTAGGAGTATTTATACCAGCATCTAGTTTCTACTTAAGGAATGTAGAAGATAAGTAATAGTTTATAGGTTTTTCTATATTATCAGCACCATTAATATAGAACCTACTTTGATAATTATCTATATATCTATTTAATCTACGTTTGAAATTTAACTGTAATGGTAAAGTATTACCAAATTTCTTAGTATCAATCTATGATAATTGAACTAAATTTGATAAAACTTCTGTATCTGAAGATAAATCTTGATAAGCTCTAATAGATATGACTTGTTGATATAACCCATTGACTTCTTTTGGTTTTTTTAACGCTTCAGACGCTACTTTTTTATCAAACACATCATTATAATTTACTTCAACAGCATCGTACCCATCTATAGATTGGAGTGAATATTCACTAGCTAAACTATTATAATACTGTGCATATTTTGCTTTATTAGAGTCACTATCATCTAATGATACAATGGTTTCTCTTAAAGAAGTCATATATTCTTTGGCTATAGATTTAAGTTTATCTCTTTCAGTTATTCCTTTTTCTGCACCTATTATACCTTTACTTTCTAACATTTCTTTAGTAAACCTACGCAATGCAGGTTGCGCTAAGAAGTAGAAAGTATTCTCACCTTTACCACCTCTGATAAGCAAAGAGGTCATATTATAAGTAATGGAGTTTACGTTCAAAGCCATAATATATGGGTCTTTGGCAACGTCCACGTGAGCATTAATCAATGCTGACAGCCAGTCCATAATACGTTGATCATCTTCTCCATATACCTAATCTAACTGACCTAAGTTATATCTATTAGCATTAGAATAATTGATACATAGGTGAGTAAATTGAGTTAATGCATGATTAGTAGAGTTAAGTGCAAATGGAGCAATACCAGCTTTACCACCAGTATACTCTGTCTTTCTAGAAAGCTAGAAAGAAGGAGCTAATTCATACATAGGATTTACTTCTACAGTATTTTTTGGTTGAACTATTGGAAGAATCTGCTTTTGAAGAATCTTTGTTAATGTATCAATAGAAGCTCTAGTTTCAGCAATATTAGTAAAGTCAGTTAGTACTAATGAGTAATTATCTAGCAACTTATTAACGTAACCTTGTTCCGATTTTTCGTCAGAACTTACTCTTTTACCATCTTTATATGTATATGTAGCTAGATAAAGTTTATCAACATCGAAGTCAGAACCAGTCATAGCTGTAAATTCTTCCGGAACTATAATTGTATCACCAATAGTAGTTGGCATAATATCAGCCACTTGGAATGAGAACATGGAAGACAAACCCTGTGTAGGAATACGATATCCTATACCATAAGGTTTAGATTCTACTTCTACACCGTCTACCATTCTACTACCTATTATACCATTATCAATTAACCATTTGCGTTTACTATAAAAACTTGCACTTTTAAGTTCTTCTGGTAATATATCTCTAAAGAAGTTTTCACTAAGTATAACTTGCATATGACCTTCTTTAGCTAAGAATTTTAATTTCTTTCCTTGATTAAAAGCTGAACCTAATTCTGCATCAGTTTTTACACTTCTACCAACAGCTTCATATGCAAATGAAGACATCTGAATAGCAGAACCACCAGGAGTATTTACATCTACTACTGCTTTATTGACAAAAGAAGTTATCTTAGTTTGAATCCAATCTCTAATACTTTGAGCTTCAATTGGTACTATAATATTTCCATTTTCATCAACTGTTAAATTGGCAATTATTTCAGCAGACATACCTGAATTTGTAGCCTATCTCTAAAGATAATTTACTATTTTGCGATTATCTACTTTGCCGTTAGTAAAGAACTCTTTTCTTATTTTATTCTAACCTATTCTGGATAGTGAGTTAATAGAGA